GCGTCCAGGCGTCGAGCGTCGAGCGTCGAGCGTCAGGCGTCAGGCGTCAGGCGTCGAGCGTCAGGCGTCGAGCGTCGAGCGTCGAGCGTCGAGCGTCGAGCGTCAGGCGTCTGGCGTCGAGCGTCGAGCGTCGAGCGTCAGGCGTCAGGCGTCGAGCGTCGAGCGTCAGGCGTCTGGCGTCGAGCGTCGAGCGTCGAGCGTCAGGCGTCAGGCGTCGAGCGTCAGGCGTCTGGCGTCGAGCGTCAGGCGTCTGGACACAAAAAAACCCCGTCCAGTTAAGGACGGGGTTTTAAAGGGCGGGATCGTTTAAACGTCGTTTCTAGTTTTGATTGGATTGGCAAACCCAGATGCAAGGCCTAGCACGACACAAGCGAAAATGGTTAAAGGGAAAAGCACGATGAAAAGCGCAATCTTGAAAAAGGTTTTCATGCGGCCTTTTCTCCTTTCCTTTCAAAGCCCGCCACAAAGGAGAGAAAGGCATCTTTTGAGAGGAGAAAGCCCGCCGCAATACCGGCCACAGTACCGGGTGTTTCTTTTACCGTCAAAAGGCCGAATCCGCCCTTGGACGCGTCCAAAAAACGCAAATCCGTTTCATCCATGGAAAAGCCCGCGCGCGAATCGATTAAGCTTTGAACGTCCTTTTTTCCAACAACGGGAAAAGCGACATTGAATCCCGTTTCTAGCGCTTCAGTTACACTCTCGTGATTCTTTCCCGAAAAGGAAAAGGTGAGATGCCAATTCGGGAAAGCTTTCGAAAGCTTCAGGAAAGAAGCGTTTTTGGTATAATCGTAAAACTGAATTTCGGGAAACTTCCGAATCGTTTTTCCCCAAAAAATGTCCGCCGTACCATTTAGGCGCGCGCAAAAGTAATGGCCTTTGCCCTTACTCTTTTTCGCTTCCCTTTCAATTTCGCTTTCAATTACCATTTCGGCGAATTCACGAGCAAAGACGGCAAGCCAAGTTTTTTTAAGTCTCGAAATGGCGATGGGATTGGCGGCACCTTTCGCGCGGGCCGCAATCAAAGCATGACCGGAAATATTAAGACAGGCGGCGATGCATCCTTCGCTGGCGTATCGGCAGACGTTGACGCCTGAAGATTCCGCCGGTGAAAGGTAAAGAACATACGAATCGTAATTTTCCTTTTTCCCCTTTTCCATCTTTTGCGATGAATTCACCGCCCCCATATATGAGACGCCGATATAAGAGAGGATTTGAGCGGGTGATTTCCCCTCTAGGTTTTCCTTTGCGAAAAAGAGACGCGCAATGGCAAGGTAGTTGGCTTTCTCTTGCGCATCTTGCGAAAGAATGAAATTTGAAGCGATTGAATTAATATTCATAAGATTGGATGGATTGGATTGGATTGGAAACGATGCGCGCAATGTGCGCATTAATACTCTGCAAGCCCTTCGGCCATGGATGCGGCCATCATCGTCATGACGCCGGAAAACAGAAAGCCGAAGAAGTAAACGGGCAAAAGGCCGGTACCTTGAAAGATCGTGTAAACGATCAAGAAAAGGCAAACGGCGGCGGCGATGCCAAGCAAGGCGGCGATGGAAGCGAAAGTGTGGAAAAAGATTTTTTTCATAGGATTGGATTGGATTGGATGGCGGGAGATTCCCGATGCGCACACCGTATGCGCTGTGTGCGCATAAATCAAGAGAAAAAGGGAAAAGAATTTCCGGCCCTTAGTTTCCAGGCGTCGGGCGTCGGGCGTCGGGCGTCGGGCGTCGGGCGTCGGGCGTCGGGCGTCGGGCGTCGGGCGTCGGGCGTCGGGCGTCGGGCGTCGGGCGTCGGGCGTCGGGCGTCAAATTATTGAAACTATCAAAAATACGCTCAATATTGATTATATGATTCAGATTGAATCTATGAAAAACCTGGAATCCATTGAAAAGCTCGAAACTCTGGAATACCTTCCAAATATGGAAAACCTGGCATATATGATGAATATAATAGTATAAAAACCATATCCACCAGAGAAACCAGAATCACGGACTCGAGCCTGTAGAAAATCCTGTGCCTGTAGAAAAAAGGTCGATTGCAATGCAATTTCTGTACGCTTTGAGAAGGCCGATTGCAATGCAATTCCTGTGCATTTGGAGGAAGCCAATTGCAATGCGATTTTGAGGAGGTCAATTGCAATGCAAAATCTCCACCGATTCCACCATTACCCCACGCGCGCGCCCTCGCGATGAAGAATGGAGAACTCCCCGTGCATCTTCATCGCCGCCTTTTGATAGGCGGCTGAAGCCTCCTCAATGGCGTCGTAACATCCGAGGTTGTAACTCTTGTAGTTCCTCTTGATTTGAGCCAACCACTTGCCGCGTGATTTCGACCAAGAAACGCCACGCACCCCCGACGTTGGACTTAGCGGTTGCGCCCTGTTGGTGCAATTCTCGCGAACCGTGGCGAGGCGGAGATTGCAAATCCTATTATCATCTCGAACCCCGTTAATGTGATCGATGCAATCAGGGGGCCACGATCCATGGTGCATCGCCCATGCGACCCGATGCGCAAGCCATAGGGCACCCCCTGCGTAAATCTGAGTATAGCCCTGGATGTGCCGCTTCCCTGCGTTTCCGCCACCATTCCTCAAAACCCCTGTCGAGGGATCGTAGGTGAACAGGCGATGAAGTTCGGAGATTGGCACTTCTCGCATCTTGCGCCATCCCTCCCCCTTCGGTTTCCGCACCCATGATGGTCGATCAGGGGATGGCCGCTTCTGTTTGTTTGATTGGTTCATGCTAATGCTCCCAGAATCGCCTCAGATCGACGGTCTCGCCGTTGCTGCGTCAATTCCCACCAATCCCCCGATCAGCGCCCTCGCGCGACGGTGGAGGGCAAGAATTGTCGATCTCGGCATCTTCCGCACCGATGGGGTATGACCGCTTGATCCAGTCGTCGAATTGCTCCCCCGAGAGCCAAGGGAAGAAGGTCCGCAACAAAGCTGGATCATCGGACCCCTCCCCCAGCATTTTGGGATCACCCCCACCTTTTCTGGAATCAGGATCCATCCCCACCCCCGGCGTCGTCAGGAAACACAAACCACTCCCCCACCTCCAGCATGACTGCCGCCTCGATCTCACGCATGATCGATTCCGGCGACGGTGTGTCGGTGTGCTTGTGGGCACGATACCACCCGGCGGAGACCCCTCGCTCGACGCATTCCTCCATGAGTCGGTATTCGTTCGCTCTCATGCCCCCCAGACCTCGCGGAAGATGAGGTAGAAAAAGAGGCACGAGAGCAAAGCGCACGCCCCAAGGACGATGATGACGGTCTCGACGGTCATAGCTCGACCTCCTCCGCGACGGTGTAGAGGAGCAGGACGAGAATCAAGAAGGTCCACGCAACCAAACCACTCATAGACCACCCCCACGGTTGAGGTTTTCGACGTGTCGAATTGTCGCCCGTTGCTCCATCGCCGAAACGAGGACGAGGGTGGTCACGGCGAAGACGAGCATCGCGATGGCGAAGACGATGACGGAGCGGATGCCGAGGTCGTCGTTCATCGCCCCCTCCCTTCTCGTGCTGCGTCGAAGGCGAGGTCGCCGAGGTAGTCGCAAGTCGAGCAGTCCCCCCACTGGTTTTCGTGAGGACAAAGAGGATTCCCGATGTAGAGCGACTCGATAAAAGCCTCATGCACCGGATCCACCGGCTCATCGAGGCAGTCTTTCTCGCGCGGCACGGACCAGACGTGACCGCAGGTGGCGCAGGTGACGATGTCTTCGTTCGCGTCAGCCGAGAGCCGAGGGAAGTCCCCCATACCATCGCAGTCGAGCGGGCATTCCGGCCCTTCGGCGAAGTCTATCGGATCGAGGTGGTGATCGTTCATGCCGCCCTCCCTTTCCTGCGGACACCCGCGCGCATGAACTTGTTGATGTCCTTCCTCTCGCTCGGCATCTCGTAGAGTCCGCGACGGAAGAGGAAGAAGTTCATGCGCTTGGACTCGATGTCAGTCCCCGGCATGTCCTGCCACGTCTTCCCAAGGAAGGTGTCATTCGGTCCAGCCACCGCAGGGTGGTAGTGCGGATCGGTGAAAGCGACTCCATCGCTTAACCGAAGGGCGGAGGACATGGTGTCTGGGACGTAGGCGGAATAGATGTGCATATGGCGATTTCGTTGTTGGTGTTATCTCTCGACGACCGCACCCCGATCCTCGGGCACTACGATCAACTGAAATTGCATTGCCCCGCGCTCAATGGCGGCGGCGATCTCGTCCCGCACTTCCTCGCGGAGAGCCTCTGTCCACTCAGGGTGAGGCGGGAATGTGTAAATGATCTCCATGCTCCCACTGGAGAGGAAGAGAGCGGACAGGAGGTGTCGATTCTCGGGGTTCTCCTCCGCGATGCCCTCGACCTCGACGGCGATCTCCATGGATCGGTCACCAACGGGATCGACTTCGGCGGGAGGTGCGACCGGAGCGGGAAGGTGGTCCCTGAAAACCCAAACGAAGTCTGATACCGCGACGGTGAGGCAGACCAAGGCAGACGTGACGCAGATCATTTTCATTCCCCATTGTATGCGTATTCAATGCGCATCACAAGGCAAATCTGTTATCATCCAAAAATTTTCCCGAGGGTGAACAAAGCCACCCCCACCCCAAATCCGAAAATGAGAAACAGAACAAGGCATGCGCACCCGCACCCCGCAGAGGATCCGGTTGAGGGAGTGACCACGTCGTCGAGGGTTTCGAGATTATGTGCGTGTCTCATGCCTGACTATTTGTCGAAATAAAGCACGGAGTGGACTCCCCCAACCATGCGCCGATTTGATTGAAATAGAAAAACTCCTCCGCCTCTTCCCTGTCGCATCCGTCCGACTCTAGACGTTGCAGAACCCTTTCCTTGTCATAGCAGACGACGGGGTTTTGCCCGTATCTTTCGACGATTCCGACAATGCAATCATCGTAGCCGGTCATCGTTAGGAGTTCGTGTTCGTCGGGATCGAAACCAGCAAACAGGTCGGAGTCTTTTGGTTCACTCATAACTTAGTGGACTCCAGATCAACCGATCTGGGAGTTGAGAGGATGCTAAGGAATTCAATCCCTATATGATGCGTATACGCTGGCGGAATAGCCTCCGCCAGTTGCGATTGTCGCAAGTTCCAGTCGATTCCGAGGATCTTCTTCCATCGCTCCGAGGTTCCGGCGTGGCGACCCTTCCCGGTTACGGACATATCCCGATAATCCCAATTGTTCTCCGCCGCGAATCGCTTCGCCACACCGGAGCATTTCGGGTGCGTCGGGACGGCAATAGGTCGGGACGTTTCAAATATCCGGTGCCTGGAGATGGGCAGTCCGAACATTGTCCCGCAAAGTTTGGTGGTCGGTTCTTGCATCTCATCCCGTGCTCCGATTACGTTCTCAATCACCCAATCGCAGCATGACGCCATCATCAGTTCCCGGCAAATTGCAATGAGGCGCGGCTCGTCTTTGCCGAGCGAATAGGAGACATGCTTGCTCGACCTAGATGTGACGTGCTTGCTGTATCCCTGACATGGCGGCGAGGCATGAATCAAATCGAACTCGTGACCATGCTCCAGCAAATACTCGACCGCATCCCCTCGGATGAAGTTAAAGGGGTATTCAGGTTGCGGCTTAATGTCCACGCCCGTAACCTCGAAGCCCGCTCGATGATAGCCCATTCCGGCACCTCCGCCGCAACAGAACAAATCGAGCACCCTCATCGATCACCTCCGATCAGCACCAGAACGACCACCCAAATGACGAACACGACGAGCGTCACGCTCCACGGATCGGGTCCGCGCTTTGCGGCAGCAGATCTGGGTGGTGATTCAAGCTTCATGGCTCAATCGAAAATTGCGGCCTTGCTCGCATCCTGGCATCGGTTCCCAGAAACCTTCCGACTCCTGAAGGATGAAGTGCCGGATGCCGTTTTCATCCCTCACGAAGCCGCGAGCGAACTCGGTGTTGCGCAAGCGAAGGCGGACCTTGCCGGGAGGGAATCCCCTCAGTGGTTTCGGCTTGTGGACACCGAAGATGGCATGTGATTCTTTCATGTTACATTCCATTGTAGGCGCGGACGGCATCGAGGATGTGCTGAACGAGACCTCGGTAGCCTTGATGGTGACCGCTCCACTCCGAGAAAAGGGCGACGAGGTCGTTGTTCTCCTCCGGCGTCATCTCGACCTTGTGCTTGCCTACGTTCAAGAAGTGGACCTTGGGGATCTCGTCGTCTTTGTCGGATGACTCTTCGGTGAGGAGTCCTTGAAGCAGGTCGTCCAATTCCTGAAAGTCAAAGCCCGTGAGACCGAGCAACGCCTCGTCCATCTCCTTGATGGCCTCGATCTCCGACTTGAGAAGACCCATGTCCCAAGATGAGCCGAGGGCGATTTTATTATCTGCCACCACGAGAGCCTTGATCTGCGCGCGGCTAAGGTGATTGGCGCGGATGCACGGCACCTCAAACATCCCAAGTTGCTTTGCCGCCGCGAGCCGCCCGTGACCGGCTATGAGGGTGCCCTCACCATCGATGAGCAACGGGGTCGTGAACCCATACTCCTGGATCATTCCGCAAAGGAGGGCGATCTGGTCGGATGGGTGAACGCGAGCGTTACCGGGATACCCCACTAGATCGTCCACCGGAATTAGCTCGATGGCCTTGGCGATGATGTTGATTTGGCTCATGTTAGTTGAGGAACGGGGACCACTGCTTGATTGCTCCCAAGAGGTGGCTCGGAAGTTCACTGTCCAGTTTGTTGTTTTTTGAAAAGTTTAATCGAGCGGGAAGAATTCGAAGGTTCGCGTGGTGATGCGACCCGCCCCTGTCGAGTGGAACTATGTGGTCAAGATGAAAGCCACCCCGCAAACACTCGCGAAGGCGCGCCGCACTCTGCAAGAGGACAATCTCGATCTCCGTGGAATGATGGGGGTGGGTTGCGCCTCGCTCTCTCGCCCTGCGTTGAGCGCGTCGCACTCGCACCTTCTCGGGATTTCGCTTCTCCCATGCCGAATTGAGTTCTCGCTTTTTTTCGGGATTTGAGGCCTTCCACCGAGCGACATTAGCCTTGACCCTCTCCGTATTTTTCTTGTACCACTTAGCGCCCCCCGCTTTCGCCCGCTCAGGGTTCTCAGCCCTCCACTTAGCATTCTTCTCTTTGAGTTTTTCGGGATTTCGCCTCGACCATGCCAAATTGATTTCTCGCGTTTTTTCGGGATTTTCGACGCGCGACCGAGCCTTTTGCTCTCGCGCTCTCCTGCGCTCTTCCTCAAGTCGTTCAGGCGAAGCCCAGTACTCGCCTCCCCCCTCACTGGCGGATCGATAACCAAAAAACACCCGCCCGTCGCCGGATGGGTGCAAGTCACCCCTCCTTCTTCTTTCGGTGATAGGTGCGCTCATCAGTTAAGTGATGCCAAGCCGATGGCATTCAGATCGCGCTCAAGCGAGGCGTTTATTCCGGCATCCCGACACTCGCGGATGCGAGCTAACAGCCGTCCCCATCGGTTGATGGCGGGCAAAATATCCAAATGGAACCGGTACAACTCCTCGACCGTCATGTCTTCAAGTTCACCCGCCCGCTCCTTCTTGGAGAGATAAGTCACCACCCTGCCTATGTGGGGATGAATATTTTCGTAGCCCGTGTCACTGGAGTCAGCCTTCTCAGCCGACGCCGACGCCACCTTCCCCCGCCCCATGTCTGTCGCCGTGGCGACGCGGCCAAGCTGGATGGACTTCCGCAGTCGTGCCGAGCCGATGTCGCGAGTCTCTGCGGCCTCAAGCCACTTGCTTTGATCGCCGGGGGGCAATGCCGCGACCTCGCGGTGATGAGTGAAGGAGAGCGTATTCACCCTCCTCCGCTCCATTGGCACACGAAGGCAGGTGGACGCAATGTCTCGCAGGGTCTGGATTTCGAACCCGGTCAATTCTGCCCATCTAGAGTAGCGGTCGCCGTAGTGAGCAGATGCCGAAACCAGCAGATCGCCAAGGGCAAACTTGCAGGTGCGCTCGGCCATCGAAATCTGCCGCATCACCTCTTCGTAGGTGTGCTCTAGCGGGATACCCTCCACGACTGCGCCGTGCGGGTTGATGGTGATTCCTGCGATCCGTCCGCCGATGTTTGCGATTTGGGCCATACCTACACCATGCGCATCAACTACGCATGTCAAATGAAAATTCGAAATTATTCGTCCGAGACCGAGGCATCATCGACCGGTGGTGCTGGCGGCATGTTCGCCACGGAAGCAAGGAACGCACCCTTGCGGTGGAGGATGAGGTCGCGGGCCTTGCTGATCACGCCCTTCGCCCTGTCGCCTTGGCACACGGTCGCGCCGGTCTGCTCGTGGATGGCGGAGAATGCGCCGGTGCCGTAGACGCTACGAATGGCGCAGACAGTGATGCCGTCCTCGATCTCCGCACGGGAGATGACTCTGGCGCGGATGAATCGACCCGATGAGAGAGAGATTGCGATGTTCATTTCAGTTCGTTGATGAGTTCCCAATTATTGAGCCAGAGGGCACCGTCCATTTCGAGGATGTGCTGGCGTTTGAATTTCTCGATGAGGTCGAGGCGAGCCTTCTCGGCGGAGGCGCGCTTCATCTCCGCCTTCCATCCCTTCGGCCATTCTCCGAACAAAGTCTTGTCTACCCTGCCGGTCTCGATCCATCCGATGTGCTGCGCGTTCGCCGCAATCCAATCGGTGATCGAGTATTCGGTCCACCTCTTCACCTCGGCTTTGTCTGCGAGGGCGAGGGATTGCAGTTGCTTGGTGCTGATCTGCTTCATTTCAGTTGATGGGTGCGATCCAAAGGAAGGTGTGGACGAGCGTTCCGGTGAACCAAGGGGCGACATCCGCCACCGTGTGCCCGGTGACCTCATTGACCCCAAGGATCGTGAGGGCGGACTTGGGGAACCATGCCTCGGAGCAACCCCCGGCGACCAAGATCGCCTTCTCGTTTTCTCGGACCACCTCCACCGTGGTCTCGCCGCCTTTTTCATTAAACAACGTCATTTTCATGCGCTCTTGATACGCGTTATGTGCGCACACGTCAATCGAGTATTTCAATTATTTTCTGCGATGAGTCGAATCTTGGGGTTTGCCTCCACCCACGCAGTGACGGTTTCCACAGTGTGGTCTCGGCAGTCGAACCCGGCGGCGAGATGACGTTGTCCGGCCTTCCGGTCAGCATACCGCACGAGGATGGCGTGCACCTCGGGGGCGACTTCAATGATTACCGGGCGAAGTTCTTTCTTCATGGGATTCAGCCTTTCTTGAGGTTCCGGTTGGCAAGCTCGAAGGCGATTGCTTGCTTGAGGACTGCCTCATCGAAGGAGTGGTTGCCACTGACCTGATTGCCGTTGTCGAGGTTGATCACGGCAAAAAGACCCCCCTTGGTGATTTGAAGGGTGCCGTTCTGCATGATCCTGAATTTGATGTCGTTTTCCATGCGCCCATCATACGCCCCTTATGCGCATTGTTCAAGTCCTTTTTTTCGCTTTTTTCACAACAAATCCCAATCAGTCGGGCGACCCCTCCCCCACGCTTCTTTCTGCGCGCCGCTGAAGACGGCTCGACTCGACTCCGACTTCATCGCCCTCGACGGCGGGAGTCCGAGTTTTTCGGTGAGTTCGACGCACCGCTTCGACACTGCCGCTCTCGTGACGTTGTAGCGCTCTGCGATGGCCGTCTGGCTCATGCCGCCGTAGCAGATCCCCGAGACCAGTGCGAGCACCTCAAGGCTGAGACGGGTGTTTGCCGTCCCGGCCAATTCCCCCACGACCCGAGCAAGGGCAAGCTCGTCCTCAATCGACGTGATGCCGAGCCGGTTGCGCATCTTGCTTGCCGCGCCCTTTACCCACAACTCGCTTTTGCCGTGCCTCCTCGCGACAAGCGCGGGGCGGCACCCGTCAACGTGAAGTGCCACACCGGCGACCCCCACCGCAAGGCTTGTCGCGGGCGCTTCAAAAAGTTCCGCAATCATCACGCGCAGACTGTCCTGAAGTGATTCCCGGCAGGAGGGGTTGTCGAGGTGACCGGGAATCCCACCCTCATCCACCTCCTCTTCCGCACCTGCCCCCCATCCCGGCAATCCTACCAGGCGGCTTTCATCAAGTTCGGGGGATCCGCACCCTTGCGCGTCGATGTGCGGTTTTTCCAGACCGGCAGGGAGGGATGCGCGCTCCTCGGGCGTGAGTGAGGCAATCCACTCCTCGTAGGCTCTCCGATACTTCTGATCCTCGGCCTTCTGGCGCAGATGGTAGTCGTCTTGGGTGTCGTTCATGTCGTTGAAAAGAATGAATTCCAGTTGCGTTCACCTCCATCAATAGAAAGAACAGAAATAATATATATTACCCCCCCTCTCTCTCTTAAAGAGAGAGGGGGGTATATTTATTTATTTCTTTCTTTCATGAGATGGGGGGGGGATAAAATAAATATTGCTAGATTAGAGTGTTAATTCTTTATTTCTTTCTTATAGGATTTTCAATTAATCCTTATAGGGAAGGCGAGGTTCTTTCGGTGGGTTTGGAGGGAATGAATCCGTCACATCCGCCTCAAGCGCATCCTGGACTGATCCCCCCATGAGCGCCGCGTCCTCCTCCACCCTCTTGAGGTAGTTGGTGATGGTGACTGGGTTTTTGCTGAATTTTATGGCGAGTTCCTTGCGTGGACCCATCGGTATCTTCCCCCCGTGAGCGACGGCAGTTTCGACGATTTCCCGCTTCTGAGCGGCGGAGAGAGAGCAGACCCTCCCCGGTCCTCTCTTCGGGCCATCGTCATCCTCCTTCGTTGCCTTCTCCGACTTCGGCCTTCCGCCCTTCGCCTTCTCCGGCTCCGAGCACTGCTCCCAACGGATCGTCCCGTCCGACGAGTGCCTGACGTAGATCTCCGCCGTGGACTTGATCTCCAGTGGATCGCCATCCACCGGCATGGACTTCATGCCCGCACGGGTCCGTCTCTTCGTCGCCGTGAGCGTGAACGTAGCGGGGTCATCCGCCGACGCAGTCTTCACCCGCGAAAGCACCAGCACCTCCCGCGCCCAATTCGTGAGCGCAGACGAACCGAGGCCGAGGTAGGCAAGGTCCGACGAGTTCATGCTGTCCCGCGTCCTCTGATCCTTCGGTTTCCCGGCGTGATGGATGAGGACGAAGATCACCCCTGTCTTCAGCGAGATCGCCGACAGACCCTCGACGCAGAAGTGAGAGATCACCTCCGCCTTCGAAACGTCGTCGCCGATGTAGTTGAGGAGCGGATCAATCCAGCACACGTCCGGTTGATGGAGTTGGACGAGCGCCTCGACCACTTCGAGGAATTCCTCGGCGACCAGTGTGGTCACCCGATGCCAGAGGCAGTTCTCGTCCGCCGCCGCCTTCTCGGCCATCGACAGTTTATAGGCGCGGGTGATGTCACGCCACGCCTCCGCCACGTCGCCCTGATCGTTTTCCGCCTGGAGAGTGAGTTGCTTGAGCGGTCGGATCGGCTTGATGCCGAAGGTCATGTCGTCACGACCGAGACTCCACCCCACCTTGAGCTGCATCTGCATCGAGGATTTCCCGACACCTGACTGCGACACGAGCACGAGCGACCCGCCCTTGCATAGCCATCGATTGCCGATCACCGTGTTCGGGTCGTTCTCGATGTTGTAGTTCTCGAAGTCGCGCATCGGTCGCCACGGTTCGCCGAGCGCTTGAGCCGCCGAGGTGCGCTTCCAATCAGTCCACGACTTCGCACCCTTGCCGACGGCGAGCAGTGCCTGTCGCACCTGTTCGCCACCAACGGTGCGAACCCCGTCGGGACACCGGGAATAGCGCGAGGGGTTGTGATTGCCGTCGTCGATGTCCTCACCGAACAACTCGTAGACCTCCGCCGCACGCTCCTTGTATTCCTCGGCATTCGCCGCGTCCACCCGCACCCATGCGTGGATGGACTTGTTGCCGGAGTCGAGGATCGCAGTCACCGGCAGACCCGATGCGAGGATTGCGCCAAACTGCCGCTCCTTCTTGATCGTCGCGCCGGTCGAGTCCACGTCGAACTCCACCAGAACGTGCCGGAATCGCGACACGTCGGCATCGCCGTGCTTGCTGTCGGCGGCGATGCGCATCGGATTGATGCGGATGAAGTGCCCGTTCTTGGAGGTGTGAACCTTCGAAAAATCCCCACCCTTCTGCCGCACCCGGTCGATCCACTGCTCCCGACTCAGTGTCACCCCGGCATCCGGCTTGTGCTCGCCCTCGTCATTCATGAACGTGCCGCCGATGCACACCCCCTCCCCTTCCTCGAAGGCCGCACGGAGAAGTTCCTCGAAGCCATCCTCGACGCGCTCCGGCAGGGGCATGTTCGTCGCCCGCGCCCATGCGGATCCTGGTTGTCCACCTGAGTCGTCGCGGCGCTCATCACGCTCCCGCCGCTTGATGCGATAGATGCCCTTTGATGGTCGCTCTGGAAGCGCACCCGGTGCGGTGCCGCCCGTCCATGGTCCGCTCTTGCCGACCGGCGCTTCCCGCTTCTGCCCTCGGAAGGCGGACTCGATGGTGCCGGTCGCCTCTGAGGCAGAGAGACCGTCCTGAGTCGCGCGAGGGAGGAGGGTGCTCACCGCATCCCCCTGCGACATCCCCGCGTCTCGGAGTTGAGCGGCGGCACCGAAGACGGCATGGTTGCGCCCGCCTTCTGCCGCGCCCGAGCGCAGGTAGTTTTCAACGGAGAGCGGAAGGCCGGAGTCCCGGTCTTGAAGTCCTGAAGATCGATAGGAGGGCATTAGTTCAGTTCCTCCTTCAATTCCGCAAAGAGACGGTCGATGTTCTTGATCTGCGCGGCGCGGAGCGGATCACCCGGCGTCACTCCTTGTGCATCGAGATCAGTGAGTCGCTCGACGCAATCCTGCAAAAGCATGAGCGCGAGGCGGGCATCGCCGAACAACTTGTCGTCGATGGCGTTGCGGATGCGGCGCTTCGCCTCCGCCTTCATCCGGCGGACCTCCTCGGCGGAGGCATGATCAAGGGTGGTGCTGTCCGTTTTGATGCGATGAGTGAGCGTGACGGTCCCTAGCAGGATGTGCTCGTCATTGATGACATCCACACCCTCCTCGAAGACGATCATCTCGGAGATTGGCTTTCTTTTCGTGTCAGTTGGCATGTGATATGGTTTTGTTAGAATTATGCTCTGCGAGGAAGGTGAGGTTGCGAAATCTCCCTCGCCCCGACCTTTCGGATCGTCACTTCGACATCGACCATGTCGAGGTTCCCGAGGGAGAAGAGGAAGTCTTCATTGAGGTGGGTGATATCGAGCTTCATCACCATCGTCCCCTTTGAATGACTGATGAGAAGTTGCCCCTGCTTGGATCCGCTCCCAAGTTTCCGAACTGCCTTCGCCACGGATGCGCCGGGGAAGGACATGCGTTTGGAGGTGGGGAGATCACTCACCGGTCACCTCCCGTCTGATTTTCTTCGGGGCGATGTAGTCGGCTTGATGCCGCGTATTGACGTAAACTCCTCGGTGGAGAGCGACAGGAACGAGCCGCGACGTGCTCACGCCTTGATCGGTCACCGTCACCTTCGCCAGCGTCGGCTTGACCACGAAGCACGTCGGCGCTTTGATGTCCTTCTCTCCCTTGGCGATCTGGACGCGCAGGAGGTCAGCAATCTTCTTCGCGATTCGCTTGGGCATCCGCGACCCGATGCACTTGTGGATTCCGCAGAGCGGAGCGGGTGAGGACGTGGGGAAGAAGGACTTCCCTCCGAAGGTTGCTTCCCGCCCCGTGGCGTCGTTGTGGTTCCGGTTAGATGGGTTTTTTTCCATCCCATCACCATACGCACGACATGCGCATTGCAAGAAGATTCAAGCGGCGGCACCGATTTCTCGAAGTGCGGCCTCGGCGGAGTCCTTCGTCGCGTAGTCCTTCGCCCGAAGTCCCGCCGCGCGGAGGCGGATCAGGAGCGACGTGGGGAGCGCTTGCGCTTGTCCTCGGCCCGCGCCGAAGCTCGCGAACTTGGCATCGATCCACTTGCTCGCCGCATCAAACGTCGCCTCCGCCGGAGCCGGGTGCCCGTGCTGCTTCATCAACTTGAGTTGCTTCGGCGTGGCGAGACCTTTCTGCCGACGCAGGAAGAGGAGGTCCAGCACCTTCGATGCCTGTCCCCTGGTGGTGATCTCGTCGGTGTCGAATCCCGCACGGGTGAGCGCATCCAGTTGCTTGGGCGAGGGCGGGTTCGCCTCCCATCCGAACTCCGGCTGGAACTCCGCCGTCTCCATGTCTCCGCACGACATGGCGAACTCGATGGCATCGACGACGCGCCCCTTCTTCTTTTGCTTCGCCTCCATGCGGGCACGCAGTGCGTCGGCGCGCTTTTCCTCGATGTCCACCTCGACGCCGAGCAGGTCGCCGCCGCCATCCTCGGCGATCTTCTCCATCATCGCCTTCGCTTGCTCCTCGTCGCGAGCCACGAGCCGCGCAGGGGTGATGAGCCGGTGATCGTCGGTCAGGAAGAGCGGGTCAAGCAGAAGGAGTTTGTCCTTGTCGGCGTGAATGCGGGTTCCTCGACCGACCATCTGGGAATACAGACTCAGGGACTTGGTAGGGCGCAGCACCAGCACACAATCGACATGCGGACAATCCCACCCGGTCGTGAGCAACTGAGCGTTGCAGATCACGCGCGCATCGCCGTGGGTGAACTCCCGCAGTGACTCCCGATCTTCGCCCGAGACATGCACAGCTTTTATCCCCATGTCGTTGAGGATCCTCGCCATGCGGATGCTGGTCTTCACGAGCGGCAGGAAGATCACGATCTTCTTGCGGTCGGCGGCGTGGGTGACGAGTTGGTTCGCCGCCTCCTGAAGAATGGGTTCAATGACCGCACCGAGGTCGCTCGTCGAGTAGTCGCCACCGGACATCTTCACCTCACGAAGGTCCACCGACATGGGGAAGCTCTTGATTTGGATGCGGGACAGGTATCCTTCGCGGATCAGTCGGTCGAGGCCAATGTCGATTGCGATCTTCTCAAAGAAGTTGCCGAGTTCCTTTCGGTCACTGCGGAAGGGGGTGGCGGTGATGCCCAACACTTTCGCATAGGAGAAATGCTTGAAGATCTTCTGCGGTGCATCACCCAGAGAGTTGCGGTGGCAGTTGTGAACGACGATTCCGTTCGCAATGTAGGTGGAGTATTTCGCGACCGTTAAATTGAAGACCTGATTGCTTCCGCGATTTTCGCCGGATTCGCTATCGCGTCCGACTTCAAGACGGTGATGACCCTCCACCCGAGACCAGATAAGAGATCCCCCTTCTTCTTGTCTCGAAACCTCCCGAGTTCCGTGTTGTGGGAGTTGCCGTTGATCTCCACTCCGATCTTCAGACTCCAGTTCCCGATGTCCAATTTGTAGCAAGTCGGGTATCCACTCCCCCTCGGCATCTTCGTTGGGACCGCAACCTCCGTCTCCCAACCTAGCATTGCCGCAATCAGGAGTTGCTCCGGCGGCATGGGTTTTCCGTTGCCGCCACGAACCGTTGGTGCCCACTTCATTTCGCGAAGAGTGTTCGACACCCTTGTTCGGATTGCAGGATCGAACATGGGATTGTGAACCTTCCGATACTCCGAGCAATGGAGGGACTGGCATTTTCGAGAGCACGTCCACGCCGCATTCGGTTTGTATGCACGATTCCTCACTCGCGAGTATGTAGCCTGGAACTCCACGCCGCACATCGCGCATGTCGCCATCATTGGTGTCTTTAGTTTTTTCATAAATCAAAACGAAGTCGCCGACCCGAACATCCATTGCGTTCTTCCATCCTGATTTCGTCCAGAACGGATGCCCCGCCGTCGCGGCGACGGAGTGAGATGATGTGGAGATCTCGTAAAGCGGCGATGCGGATTGTGTGCGCATTACGTCGGTAACAAAACTCGACACCAATTCGCCTGACTCCTCGTCGAATGCGGTAATTGGATCTCCGATCTCAAAGTCCTCAATCGGTCTCCCGTCCACGAGGGTTCCCGCAGGGAAACACTCATCGACGATGACGAGGTTGAAGTGATCCTCCTCGAACTTCTCAAGCCGCCGATGGAGGGATTGTGATGTGGCGACCACCACACGGTCCACGCCGATGCGCGAGGTCTGCGCCCCCATCTCCACCCCGGCACGCTCTCCAGTGTGGGTGAAGTATTTGTCGGCATTCTGGTTGATCAACTCCTTCGCATCGGCGAGGAACAGGCAATTCCCCTGCTCGCGGCGCATGAGTTCGGCGGCGAGGATGGTCTTCCCCGCGCCGGTCGCCGCGACCCCAAGGATGCGCCGGTTACCCTCGTCGAAGCAGTGCTGGACTGCGTCGAGGAACTCGGTCTGATAGGGTCGGAGGACGTTCATACAATCTCCCTGTCCCAATTCTCGACGTAGATTGGTTTCTCCATGAGGGCGACCATGCGCTCAATCGCCGACAATCCCTCACGGGTGCGGAACCAACGGAGCGCTTCGTCGGTCATCGAGATCACGATTCCAGGTATCGCCGCGCCCGACGCGTCGATGCAATGGTCGTCCACGTCATAGACGGCACAGGAGGACTCATTGAATCCCCCCACGAACGACACCCCGAAGTGTGCCGCCAATGGCAATCTGCCCTCCTCGACCGAAAGGCGATGGAGGATCAATTGGAGCATGTGCTCGTCGCTCCACTCCAGCGGGTCGCGCGGGATTTCGTCTGATGCAGTCATCGGACGAGGTTGAGGATGAGGTCAGCCACGGCGTGCGCATCCGTCTCGCCCTGTCCGTAGCGCTTGCCGAACCGGGCATCTCGCGACGGAATGGAGGCGAGGACTTGATGCGTTCCGGCAGTGCGGTGGATTTCGAGACCGACGAGTTGATTAAGGATTTCGATCATGGTGATGTGGTGGTGTGATATGAAAAAGCGCCGTCTCTCCGGCGTGTCACGGTTGGTTTATCGCGTTCTCCGTTCGCGCGGTTTGTGCGGAACGGAATCAGAACGGACCCTTTTCGTCGGCGATGATGTAGGCACCGATCTCGTTGCGGTCGGCACCCTTGTCGTTCTTCCCGAGGAGGATGCGGGCGGTGAGCGTGGCTCCGATGAGAGCGTCCGCATCAACGTCCACCTCCTCGCCCTCGGTCACGTCCTCGCCGATAGCGGCGCGGAACTGATCGATCTTCCATGCCGCGTTGGCGGTGAAGACGAGGTTGTCGAAGACCTTCGGTCGACCCCCTTCAGGGAAGTCCGATCCGCCGACGGGGCCGAGGATCTCGTGCTTGAGTTCGATCATCGGATTACCGGCCTTCGAGGTCTTCTCGGTCGCGTTCACGACGGCGATGCGGTAGTCACCGTCCTTGACGGGCGGAGTGTGGGTGGTGGGGGTTCCAGAGGTGTAGCTAGCCATATGTTTTGTTGGTTTGGTTTGGTTGGGGTATTTCAGAATACGCACACAATGCGCATTGCAAGATCAAAGTGAGGAGAGAATGCGAGAACCGACTTCCCATGTGAGTTCGATGTCTCGCTTGAGATATTCCATCGCCCTCGTGGGAGATGTGACGCAGATCTCCCATGGCAGTTTCCCGCCGAGATCCTGCTTGCCGCCGATGCCCATGGCCTTCGCCACGGTGCCGAGTCCGACGTAGTCGCGACCCATTGACCACTTGGTCATCAGGTCGACCGACCACTCGGTGTAATAGATGGGGGTCCGCACGGCGAACGGGATCCGCACGCCGAGGAGGATCGCTCGCTGGCACATGAAGGGGATGTCGAATCCCTCCGAATTCCAGCCCGCGATCTTCGCGCTCGGTCCCACATTCGAGATGTGGTTGCCCATGATGTTGAGGAGACGTTCGAGGAGAACGCGCTCCTGATCCGGCGTCGGTGCGGGCACCTGTCCGAACTCGTGGACGAATCCATCGTCGCGGGCACCGAACGCGTAGAGGCGACCGAGGTGCCCCTTGAGGCACGCCCTCTCCTTCACCTTGTTCAGCGCCTTCGACGGGTCGCACTTCTCCTCCTGCTCCGCCTCGTGAGCGATGCGGCACTCCTCGATCTTCGCGGCGATCTTGTCCGCGTCCTTGAGGTTGCCCACCTTCACGGTGGAGGGATCGAATGCCACCTTCTCCGGCGTGGGGTCGGCGAACCTCCCGAGCACCTCATCGGTCTCGGGCCAGGTTTCGATGTCGAATACGAGGGTGTCCCTCATGCTGCCACCCCCCGCACTGCCGCGATGAACCCAGAGGGGTTCTTCAGCGCCTTTTTCTGAATCACGTCATCCCAGACGATCCCCTTAGCGGCGATGAAGTTGTCGAGAGCATCCTGACCACCGGCATCCTCTATGAGGGCGGCGAGTTTGTCGGCATCGGTTGGGGACTTCGGCAGACCGGGGATGTCGTCATCGTCGTTCGCCTCGGGTGCGGGTTCCGCAGCAATGGCCTTGCTCGCCTTGCCCTTCGTGATGACCGGCGCGACCGCAACCGGGGCGACCGTGTCGATGTCGAAGATTGCCGACAATCCCGCCGCCGGGTGAGCATCATTCTCGATGATGGCGATGCGGTCGGGGAGGTTGTGCCGGTTCTTCGCGTCGAAGGCGGCGGCGCGAGAAGTGGCGATCTCCCGCCCCTTGGAAACGCCGCGATTGCTGTTCCCGTCCGCTCGCTCGGCGGCGACCGTCTTGAAGCGGTAGAAGAGGAGCGCGTCCACCCACTCCTTGATGAGTCCCGAGGTCTTCTTCTCGAGCTTCAGGATGTAGCGGTCAAAACTCACGCCCAGTTCGGGATCTTCGTGCTTCTTGACCTGACTGTGAGCGAGCAGGACGATGTGCATCCCCTTCTTGCGGAGGGAGTCCAACTCGCCGAGGAACTGCATCATGTGCTCTTCGAGGATGGTGTAGCCCTTGCCGTAGCCGCCGTCGATTTTCTCGATGCTGTCCACCTTGTAACTGGCGCAAACCTCGACGATGAGGCGCTTCTCGACCCAATCGATGGTGTCGAGGACGACGGTCTTGAAGTCGTGCTTCTCCCGCTTGAGGAACTGCACTGCCTCGCGAATCTCGCCCATCGTGTGGACTTCGACTCGTGAGACATCGATGTGATCGGTGCCGCCCTCGGCATCGATGAAAATTGGACAGGCAAGGTCAGCCGCGAGGCGAGTCTTGCCGACCCCCTCGGGTCCGTAGATGCAGACCTTTTGCGGTCGTGATTTGATTCCAGACGTGATCTTCATGTTGTTAGGCGACCTTGAGGTTGATGATGTTGGTGAGGTGTTCAGTGAGGAGGTGCTCCACGAGTGCGGAGAGCGATTTGTGCCGACTGTTTTCAGCGTGGGTCTTGCTCTTCGAAGCGATGGTGCTGTCGAGGTAGAGGTTGTGGGCTTGTCTGGCGCGGGGTGCGCGGACGGAGGGTTCGGACTCGGATTTGGGATTCATATGTGTGATGTGCGCACTGCGCTCCTCCACACCGTATGCGCACTCGATGCGTGCGCAAGTCGTTTTTGTTGCGAAACGGTAATCTTGACAATATGCGCACAGTCTGCGTTACTGTGTGCGCAGATGGTTGCGTATATTCTGACATCTCATAAACTCCAAAAACACACGAACATGGCCCAATACCGAAAAAACCCACGGTCCACCCGAAAGCGGACAAACCTCACGCTCGATCCTGATCTCTGGGAGAACACCCAGGATCACTGCTACTCGCAGGGGATCTCCGTGAGTGAACTTGTGAACCAACTGCTGCGGCAAAATTTGGCCGAGGCGGCGGCGACTAAAAAGCCAAAACCCAAAGCCCCAAAAATCGACTGAAAAATATGCGCAAGTTGTGCGTAATGGACAGAACATCAACATGTTCTGGACAATACGCAAAGCGTGCGCATCGTATCAGCATGACCCCGAAGGCTTTCTCTTACATCCGATTCTCCCGCCTCTCACAGGGGCAGGGGGATTCGTTGCGGCGGCAGTCCGCACTCGCGGAGGAGTGGTGCCGCGCGAACGGTGCCACCCTCATCGAGGACTACCGTGACCTCGGCGTGTCGGCGTTTCGCCGCCGGAACGAGACCGACGGCGCGCTTGCCGCATTCCTCGCCGGAGTCGAGGACGGGCGCATCCCGGCGGGATCATACCTGCTTGTCGAATCTCTCGACCGGGTGTCACGCGCGGAGGTGGAGAGAGCGATGGCGCTTTTCCTCCAGATCATCAACGCGGGCATCATCATCGTCACGCTCGGCGACGGGCACGTCTACCGATCCGGCCTCGACGGGATGATGATGGACCTCATGTATTCGCTCCTCATCATGTCCCGCGCGCACGAGGAGAGCGTCACCAAAAGCAAGCGACTCTCCGCCGCGTGGCGAAAGAAGCGGGAGGATCTCGCCGCCAACGGAAAGCCACTCACATCGAAGGGTCCGTCGTGGCTGAAGTTGGTCGATGGCAAGTGGGTGAAGATCCCCGAGAAGGTTGCCATCGTGAAGCAGGTCTTCCACCTCTCGGCGTCGGGAATGAGTGCCGGAGCCATTACTCGGGATCTGAACGCTCGGGGAGTCCCCACGGTCTCCGGCATCGGCGAGCATTGGCACACCTCGGGCGTGGTGAACCTGCTGGAGTCGCGCGCAGTGCTCGGCGAGTTCGCGCCGAAGGTCCGCGATGGGAGCGTCTCGCAAAGGGTGCGGACCACGGTGCGGAAGGACTACTTCCCTGCCATCATCTCGCTCGACCTATTCTCCCGTGCTCGTCGTCACAAAGTGAGTGAGGTCTCGATGCGCGGGCGGAAATCGCCGAATGTTTTTCGCGGCATCCTCTTCGATGAGGGAGGGGTGCCCTTCCATTACCATTCCGCCAAACTCCGCAATGGGGAGCGCCGAGGTTATCTCCGCACCTACGACGCAGAGAGGGGTGTCGGAGGATGGAGGAGTTGGCCGTATCAGAGTTTTCTCACTGAGTTCCTCGCCGCCCTGGAAGAGCGGATCGACGCGCCGATGGACGCGCCCGTGCGTGCGGCCAAACTGGAGACGGCGCAAGCCGCGCTCGCCGCCAAGGGGGCGGAGATCGCCAATCTGCTCACCGCACTCTCGGGTGGCTATTCGAAAGCGCTTGAGGGTGCCCTGCGTGCCGCCGAGAGCGCGCAGGATAGGCTTGAAGGCGAGGTCGCATCTCTCGCGTCCTCCCCGGCAAAGTCGGTCAGCCTGAGTGATCTCGTGGGCGTGGAGGAGATCGGGGCGAGGATCCGCTTGTCGGTCACCCGCATCACGATGGATTGCGGAGCGCGCACATGGTCGGCGGAGATGGTCGGCGGAGGGCGGATCAGCCGCCCGCCTCAATGCCACGGATGACGATAGGCTCAAGCCGCCGAACGATGCGCTCCTCCTCGACTCGTGCGCTTGATTTCGTTGCCGCCTTGAAATCGGCGAGGAGAAGGTGCAAGACCTCGTGAATTGCGGTCGCCTCCGTTACTCCGTCTTTGGAGCACCGATCAGAGTCATACCGCACGGTGGCGATGCAGTCCTCGGCCTCGACGTAAATATCCGCGTAGATATCAGGGAGCGGCACGTCTACGAAGGTGATGCAGTAATGCGTCAGCCCGAGTCGGCGCTGAACGTCGAGGAAGGTGCTTTGGAAAACGTCCACACCGAGGGGGCGTGTCACACCGACGCGGCGTCGGGAATCGCCGGGATCTCCCACTCCCTCCCCGCCCACTTCGCCCCAACCGCACGGCGGGCGAAGGTGAAGTCTTCCTCAAGCGCCCCCAGCCAATCCGGTGCGCGATGATCGGAGGTCTGGTGCTGATCGTCCCAATAGCCGCGCTCCTCGCTGATGGCAGTTTGGACGGCGTTGAGGAGGGCGGTAAGGGCGTCTGTCTGTTTTTGTGTCATACGCACACAATGCGCATCTCCGAGCTTTCCGTCAAGCGTCCTTTTTCCTGACTAGGAAAATGTCAGATCGAGGAAAATGCCTTCCCACGGTTGTGGGAGTGGTGCCCCTCGTAGAGATCTCGCTTGTGCCAGAGGTAGCACTCAGCCGAGGGGTGATTGTGGTAGAGGTTGCGTGAGTGGTAGGAGTCGGGCGGGGTGAGCGAGGGAATCATGCGAAGGCGGACGGACTGCTCCTCCATGCCATCGATGACCATTCCTGCGTTCTTCATCCGGTGTCCATGACCGGAGTGAATCTCGCGCCAGTGAGCACGACCGAAATTCGGGAATCTGATTGCGCACTCGGTCACCACCTTCTGCATCGATTCCATCTGCCCGTGGTGGGTGGCGAGGAAAACATCCCCCCACTCGTATTGCTTCAGCATCCCGAGACCATCGTCCACGGTCACATGCGGATCGTTGCGGTAGACCTCCTTGAGCAGTCGCCCGAGGAACACACACCGTTGCTCGTCGTGGTTCCCGCGCATGATCGTGATGTCGACCGGGGCGTGCTTCTTGCACATCTCGATCATTGCGAGCGCCACGTCTACGCCCGTGTTGAGCGACTTCGCCCACCGGGTGTCCTCGTCCTGCGGAGTGCCGCGCGTCGTGCGGCCCGAGGATCCGTTCTCGCCGGGTCCATCAGAATTGAAGAAGTCGTGCCCCAATGGCAACCAGATGCGCCCGTAGTTTGGGAAGAAGTTCAGCAGGTCATGCGCGGCTTGAAGTGCTGCGCTCGATCCGATCTTTGTGTCCCAATCTCCGAATCCGGTCTCCTCGCTCCAGGCGAGCTTGCCGAGGTGGAGATCGAAGATGGAGACCTCCAGCATTCGATTCGGATCCGCCGCGCCCGTGTGGAAGGCGGGGTGCGGGGTTGGGGTGTAGTTCTCGTATCCCTCGTAACCTTCCTCAACAATGTTCCGCACCGATGCTAGGAGTCGTTCGGCAGAGTCGTCGAGGGCGACGGCGGGAGACTCCTTCCTGCGCGTCAGCCATGCTGCGATCTGGTAGTTCTGTGCCGCTTCGAGTTTCTCGGAAATGATTTTCCCCTCGGTCGAGCGCTCGGCGAGTTTTGCCGTCACCCCCCACTTCGCCACCTTGATGCGGGAGATCTCCCATGTCGAGAGATCGATTCCGTGGGCGGCGACGAGTTCGTCGACCGTCATCGGCTTGTCGAGCGCACCGGAGAAGTTCCAGGTTCCGGTGCCATTGGCGCGATCCTCGTCGAAGGCGGTGTTCACGCCGGGTGCGGCAGGGGCGGACGGTTTCGCAGTGGCACCCTTCAATCGGCGTCGAAGGAAAGCTCTCGCCGCATCGGCGCAGTCGAATCGACTACCCGTTCGCGCAAGCAACTCCCTCGCCGCTCCTCTTACCCCTTGATATTGGCTGAGAGATGCAATGATCTGATCCGCCACCGACTCGACGCTTTCGTTAGGCATACCGCACGGGCGAGGTCAACTCGCCGAGCGCATCAGCCGACGTTGGCGAGCGCTGAAAACGATGCCGCCGGTTGTAGCGCTGAGTGCGACTCTACAACCGGCGGACTTGGGGCGGGGGAGGATTAGGACTCGGGGAAAAGAGAGACCTTCTTCTTGGTCGCAAAGCGAAGGAGGAGGTTCGCCACGCCCAGAGCAAGAACCGCTTCTTGCGGGTGGGTGGCGACGACCGCACCGACCGGCGGGTAAAGCGATGCGAGCATCACGATGAGGTTAACGGCGAGAGTCTTGGACTTGAAGATGCTTTTCGATTCGTTCATGCCACTTTCCGCATGTCAATTACTCGTAGGTCATCGCCTCCACGAACCACGCATCCACGTCGTCTGCGTGATTGGAAATCCTTATTTACGGTTATTCGCCGTTTTGCATTTGTGGTAGAAGGTCTTTCAGCGCGTCCATGTAATAGGCGATCTTCCGCCACTGATCGCGACTCGCCGTTTGCAGGAATCCCGGCAGGATGGCGGGATGCAATAGGGCATCAAGCTCCGTAATCGCCTCCGCTTGTTGCAATGAAATCTCAGGATTCAATAGCTGCTTGGACTTGGGCAATGAGGGCAATTCTTGATTCATAAGGCAATTGTTTTGATGCTTTGACTAGATTGTTGGCGGTCGCTTCAAATTGCCGCTCGACCTTGTCGTCGATGATTCCAAGCAGGACAGTCTGTAGGTAAGCTTCCGCCGAAACCGGAGCTTCCAAGCCCGCGTTATGGCTAGCGAGCAGATCGTCGAGAGCTGCGGTTTGTTCTGTATTGAGGGTGATTGAGATGTTCATAAAATTAAGCAACGACAGCAAGTTTTCGGATGGTTCCTCCTGCATCCCGGATTTCGATGTAGCCGGAAGGGGTGTGAGTCCCGGCTGAAACAAACGCGCCGAATTTTACCCTTCCCGTTCCGTGGGGAGTTAATTCAATGTTGCCGTTGCTTGAGTTGCTAGCGAGAGTCACTTCTCCCCCTGAGCCGCCACCCATACGCAGATAGCCGCGAAGACCTTCATTGTAATAACCACCAAGGACCACCCCAGCTAAAGAATCATAAATCTTCATTGAACTGCTCGCTGTGTTGCCAAACCAGATGCCCTGAGTTCCCGGCACTCCGTTAGCCCCATTCCCGGCACGAAAGTTTAACTCCGCGCCTGTGTTGTTTCCCGTTGACACGTTGTGTCCTTTGACAATCTGCCGGGTCGCCGTGGTGGCATGGTTGACGCCCAGTTGCAACGTCGCAGCCGCAGCGCGCGACAAAAAGAGATCGCTGGCGCTAGCCCACCCAGAACTAGACCATGAGAGGTTTCCTCCGTCAGGTAAAAAAAGACCGTTAGAATCAACACCTGCGTTCACGACCCCAGAAGCATTGGCATACATTAACATCTTTTCATTTGCGCTACTGTAACCGATCCCGCGAGCCGAGTTTAAAAACCCAAAAGACGCATAATCGTCGGAGGTGTTAGTGCAAAGATGCCCAGACAAATCAAGGTTCAGTCGAGTTGTCGCGCCAACCCCTAAGTCGAGGAGTTTTGCACCTGATCCGCTTGCGGTATTGGTGACGTAGCCTTTCAGCAAGGTCGGATTGCCCGTCGTATTCCAAGTCTGCGTTACATTCAGCGCGCTCGTTGCAAGACTCCCCGTCAAGGCGTCAGGATTAAGCGCGAGGTCTTTTAATGATGCGCTTGAACCTGATGTAACAATTCCCGATAGGGTAACGTCTACCCACACTGCCGCGCCGTCGGTGCTGTCGGTGCATTCATAGATGGTTCCATCTTGAGTTTCCCATCGCGTGCCGACAATAAAACCCTCGCTGATATCCTCCGTATCACCGGGCGTGACGCCGTCGATGGCGAGGACGCGCTGGATCTGGCCACTGTTGATTTGGCGCAGGATCATCCGACCTGCCACGAACTGCCAACGGTAGCCGACCGAGCACTCGATCTCTAGCCCTTGCGCTCCTGCTTCGCGGATGGCCGAGGCGTTGCCCCAAGTGATGGTCGCGTTGGCATCCATCGTTCCGCCAGCCAGCGGTAGGTAATCCCCACCTCCTCCGCCAGCAGACCATTCTTCTTCCGTGAGAACCGGATCGTCAGTCGTGGTATCGAGGTAGGATTGGTAGGCGCTTTTGCCCGTTTCCCCCTGCTCTCCTGTGTCGCCGGGATCACCTTTGTCCCCCTTCTCGCCTGGATCACCCGCCGGTCCCGGTGAGCCGGGATCACCAGCAGGTCCGTCGAGAGACGCAACCCACTGAGCTTCCGTCAGTATGGGACTATCAGTCGTCGTGTCGCGATACGACTGATACGCAGACTTGCCATTGCTGGCAGACAGAGAGACAGACCCTTCCGTCACGAGGTTGATCGTCTGCTCTTCCGAGGTGAGGGTGATTGTTGCCATCAGATGGTTTCCTTGATTCTCACGGGCGGACCCTCGACAACTTCAAAGTCGTCTTCGTCGGCTGAGTTGATGATCACAAGTTGAGATTCGTATCCTGCCCCAGATATGACTGAGCTTCCCGCGATGGCATCGCCACTCGCGGATGTGCCGCCTCCTGAGACGACGAGGGAGACGGTGACAACAGCATCAATTTCCCTTTCCGAGATTCGCTTCCCGATGCGGAACTCCACATCCTTCCCGAGGAAGGATCCGGTGGTCGTAAAGGTAAGCGCCTTGGAAGCGCCTTTGTGTAGTATGAGAGTCTCCATCAGCATTCTTGTCGGCGAACGGCTTCGAGCAGGTCTTGAATTCGCTCCCTCTGAACGCTCTCGATGCGTCCATGGAGTTCAGTTCGATCTTTGCGGCAGATCTCGTTCTCGGCTTCGCATTTCTCGATCCTCTTATCATACTGCTCAAGGATCTTTCGGATGAGGATGTAGATGACCGCAAGGGCGACCGCTCCGGTCGTGCCCTTTTCAAGCAGAATAGTGAGAACTTGATCCATCTGAATCGCCTCGGTCATGCTGCGGTGTAGGAATTCTGGATGGTCACAAGGACCGGTTCCGAGCGATAGGAGCGCGGCGAATCAGTGACGCGAATCTCAAGGCTCGCTTCAACCGAGAGTGTGGTAGCGGTCGCGAAAAGGGTGTTCACGGCAGACTCATCGAGGTCAAGCTCGCCCGAGTAGATGGTCTCAATGCCAGCACCGGATCCGGTGATGCCGGTCTTGCTCGCAATGAGAGTGCCGAACGTGAGTCGCGGGGTGATGTAGGCGGAGACGGTGGCACCCTCAAGCTGGATGACCTCGCCGCCCCTCGCGATGCGCACATCGAACGGGATTACCTCGCCTCGTCGCGCCTTGATTGACGTGACGAGGGTTGTCAAGTTGTCGGGATCGACGATCCGGCGGGTATCAAGATCAAAGGCAAGGCGCATCGCTCATCGACGATGTCAAAGGCAAGATACTCGGTCCCGCGCCCGCGCGGACTGCCGGAGCCTATTCGTGCTCACTAGTCCAGCCAATCTCTGATCACGCGGGTAAAAAACGGTTGAGAACTGAACCGCAGCAAAGGATCTGTCGGATCGCTACTGAGCGTGGTGGTCAGGGTCGCCGAAGCCGCCCCTTCATAACTCGGTAGGTAAGTCCCGGTTACATAAGTTAGCGAGCCTCCCGAGGGTTCATAAGCAACATACCTCGCGAGTGATGCGCCCGTTGCTGTTATCCAGAAGTCGTCGGAACTTGAGCCGTAGACCGCAGAGACCTCGCCCGTGGTTCCCATGATCGCATCCCAAGCCGTCTCCACGGCGGCAAAAAAGTCGGATGGAAACCCACTCCCTGAGATGGCTTCGCTCCCTATCAGCGTATCGCTATCATCTTTAATGTACAGAGTGCCACCGAAACTTCCGCTAGACTCCTCGTCTTGCAGATCAAGGCTACCAAAGCCGCCAGTAAGGATCAGCCACTGATAGTCACCTGCTGGTGCTGTGCCATCCGTGGTGATCTCGTAGGCAATGTCTACTGAGTTTGAGTCCCCTGTCACACCAGTGTTCTCAAGAGTCACCTGCCATGGCGACTCAACGGAACCTGAGTCTGAAGCGGTTCCAGACAGGGCTGAAATCCCCCACGCGCTACCGCTCCAAGTCGCCGTGAATGTTCTCGACAATTGCACGGTTTGATTTGGACGACCCGTGACCGCTAGGGTCATATTTAGCTCAAACGCAAGCGGAGACTCCGATGTGTCCATCCCGGTAAATACCACGGTTCCGGCAATGTCTCCAGGGTCGGTCCCCGCTTGGATGGTCGCAATGCCGACCTCCTCGCTTTGATCGTATCCGGTATATGCAATCTCAAGCTCAATACTCCCGATGGCGCGAACGGAGGTTTGCGCATCATCCTCGTAGGAAGAAAGTAAGTCCCACTGCTGCCGGTCGATGGAAAGCGGCAGTCTGTAGCGTGACGTTGATCCGCTTCCAACCAGATCTACCGATTCTTTCGCTAACGCAATCACCTGCTCCGGCTCGAACTCTTTCAGAGAGAAGGAAACCCTAGCGATGTTCGCGGACTCACTAACATCAATCAGTTGCCCCCACTTTTTGAACCCGACCAAAAGGTTGATCGAGTCACGAGTCAGTAGGGTCACGACAACATCATCCGCTTGCTTCTCAACCTCTGGAATAGTGACCTCCCGCGTGACGAGGTCAAAATCAAGCTCAAGGTCGCTCCACGCGCCCGCGCCCACTGCGGCATCCTGGACTTCCCAGATGATGTAGACGGGCGATGATGTGCCAGATCCGTTCGTTGCGGTGACCGTCGTTGTGGTCGTCCCCGCGACAGTCGGAGTTCCCGTGATTTGACCTGTTGAGGTGTTGACGCTGATGCCAGCGGGAAGCGGGGTTGCTGCGTAGCTGGTCGGGGTATTAGACGCAACAATAGATAAAGTCGGGATAGACTTGTCTACGGCGATTACGCGCGGGCTAGCCGGTGCGGTTATGGTCGGGACAGGCATGTCAGTCTGGGACTTGATCTCTGATCACTTCAACCTTGAACGGAACGGTCGTCAAACGAAGGGCATTTACAGTCACCTCGATCTCAGCGTTTGCGAGGACGCTCGTGCGTTCATCGGACTCATAGTTGCCGAGCACGCCCTCCCAGTTCTCTGGCGTGAACTCAATGCCGATTCGAAACCTAGTCATGTCGGCTGAACCGACTTTTGTCGTCGGTGAACCGTCGGCGAGTTGGATGACGGACTCTGGTTCAAACTCCTTTAGGGCGCAACGAACCGTCACGGTCTCCGAGGACGGCTTCAAATCTTGCAGAACACCGTATTTAACCAAGCCCACCAGCAGGTAGAAATAATCACCCTTGCCGACACGGAAGACCGCACCGTCGGATGGAAGCTCCACACCGGGAATGCTGACTTTCCGCGTGTGGAAGTCGATATCCAACTCAAGGTCAGACCAACTGCCACCACCAACTGCTGCGGCTTGCACGTTCCAGACCAAAGATACCGAATCACTCGTTCCGTCCCCGTTCGTAGCCGTGATCGTCGTCGTGGTAAGACCTTCCGCGACAGGAGTCCCCGTGATGATACCCGTAGTGGTATCCACCGCAATCCCGGTGGGAAGCGGAGAAGCCGCATAGCTCGTGGGCGTGTTGGTCGCTACGATCTGAAGCGAAGGGATCGCGATGCCCCGAGCGATTGTTCGCGGGGAGGCGGGTTGTGTTACTACTGGAATTGGCATGGAATCACAAGATTTGTGCGACCGCTATAGCGGTGCCGCTATGTCAGGACACCTCGGCATTCCCGTGGTTGGTGACCCCGAGTTCCAAGAGCGAAAGTCCGCGCAATACTGCGAATCCGGTCGGCGCGGACTCGCTGTCCTCGGTGTCGAATCGCACGAGGCGCGCGCGGAGGGCGAAATTTGCGGACTTGGGTGGGACGATCCCTCCCACCTCGTCGCCATAAAGAAGTCCGGTGGCGATAAGGGTGTCGACGGCGGAGACAAGGGCACGCTCGACCCGAAGGCCGAACTGGTGAATGGTGGAGACCGGCCCGATAGTGATGCGCTCCTCGATCAGCGGGGTGCCGCGCCAGACGATTGCCGCAAGGTTTGCGCCGGTCGTTGCGGGGGAGGTTGCCTCCGTGCGCTCGCCCACCTCGATCACCAGGGTCCAGAAGGCGGAAGTGTTTGCTTTGAGGATTGCCATCTCCATGGCAAACCGCACTTCGAACTTCTTGCGGAGTCGCAGTTGGCGCTCGCTCACATGGATCGTGAAGAGGGTGCGCTCAAAATTCTTCGGGTAGTAGGAAGACTCGGAGTGCCGGGTGACGGTATGGGTGCCGGATCCATTGCCGGTCAGTGTTATGGGAGTTCCGCCCAGAGTCGCGGAGAGTTCTAGGGTGTCCTCCGCCCGATTCACGACGTAGTAGTTCGTCGCGAGGGAAAGTCCGGTGGGGAGGGTGCCGGTCGTCGTGAGGCGGACGATGCTGCCGTCGGAGAGTTCATGGTTGGCGGCATTCAGTTGGTTCGCATCAGTGAGGTAAACAGTCGTGAACGTGGTGCCGGAGGCGTGCTCGCCGTAGCGCACGACGGGATACCAGACCCGGCCATCACAGGCGGCGTATTCGTTTGCCTTTAGGTCGATGGATCGGTGTCCCTTCCCGCCTGGAAGTCGCACCGTCGATCCGGTCTGGTTTTGATACACGTTGCCGAAATGGGTGGCGTAACTTGGTGTCGGAACCGGGACGGTGAGCGCAGAGACCGATGCGTCATGCACTGCCGCGAGAAGGCCGAGATTCGCCTTGCCGAGCGCGGAAGTGTCGAGATCAACAATCCTGCCTGCCGGTTCCTCGATGGCTACCTTCGCCGGGTAGATCTCGAAGATCTCTGGCAACTGCCACGAGGCGGCGATGCCGATGTCACTGGTACTCCGCACGGGGAGCGCCCCCACTCCAGCCCGAGACTCAAGATCTCCGAGACGCCCTCCGAGATCATCGATAATGGTCTGGAGTCCGGTGATGTCGGAGATGTCATGGGTGTGCGGATCGAAGTAGGAGGTCTCCTCAAGCCCGTGGACGACGATGCGCCACTGATTTGCCGTGGGCGCTCCGACGAGTGACGTAACGGTGAGGGAGTTGGAGTTCGTCACATCGACCGTGTAGTCGGTGCCGAGCACAAGAAGGAGACCGGTGTCGTTATCCTTCACGATCACCCCCACGTCTTGCGCGTCGAGGTTGTGGTCGATGACGAGTGCGGTGGCGGAAGCGTCTCCATAGGAGTCCGCATAATGGAGTTGCCCGTTGGACACCTGACTGTAATTAAACCCGCCGTAGCGCTCGTTGAGAGGAGGGCGAAGCCATTCGATGTTCGCCGCCGTCGAGAGTTCGTCCCAATGCAGTTCGCGGCGGATCGTCACTTCGCCGTAGTAGAGTTTGCGCGAGCGGGTGATCTCGTCGTCGTTCTCGTCCGTGATGTCGGCGGAGATTTCGATTGGCAGAGTCACTTCGGCCTCGCGGCGGAGAAGGGCGGCGAGTTCGGGATGGTCGAGGGCGAGATTGAAGGTGAGGTCGCCCTCGGGTGCGGAGTAGACGACGACCTCAAGCAGGTCATGGTTGTATCCACCCATGGTCCCAGTAAACTCGATGTGGGCGTGATCGGTGGTCGGGTTCGTCACAACGAAGACGCCACCATCGTCGGCTAGCGCTTCGAGCGCGGCGGCGATTTCAGCGATGCCATCGGATAAATCGAGCAGTCCACTTCGCTTGTAGCCGCGCTTGATCTGGTAGAGACCTCGAAAGGTCGATGGCAGGTAAAGATCCTGCACTTCATTCCAAATCGCTCCGCTCCCCTCGTCTTCACCACCGTCCTGAACCGAAGAGACGACCGGCGGCGGAGGCAGGATGCGCGAGCTTGCGCTTGTGCTCGCGACGGGTGCCTGTATGAGCCGAAGCTCGTGAACCCACATGCCGTCCTCCTGGAAGGTGCGGTGGCGAACAAAAGAGACAGGGAAAAGGGAGTTGGTCTCTTGGGCGAGAATGGCGACCGGCGTGCTGGTCGAAGCGACGGTCTCATCCTCCCATCGGATGAGCCACGATCCAGACTTCTCCTCGACCGTGCAGTCGCCTAGTCCGCCGGGAAGGGTAAGGGCATTGATTGCCGTGGTAAGAGCGGACGCAGTGACGTTGATCGGGAGATCTGCGACGATGTCGCCGGAACCATCCACGATCTCAAACCCCCACTTTCCCGACTCGGGGCGAGCATCGACGCGCCCGATGGAGCATCGGAGTTCCGTCACCTCGCGAGACACCTCACTGACGACCCCGGCTTCGCGCCTGGAGAATCGAAGACTGAGGGTGATGTCCTCGCCGTAGGTGAGCGTGGGAAAATTCCAGCGAGACCCCCCGAGGGATTCGGTCAGTTGCTTGGTCGAGAGATCGAGATAGACGAGGGATTCCATGGGATCTGTCCATGGGGCGCGTCAACTTGACTCCACGAGCGTCTCCGGCGGATTCGCAGGGAAACGGAAGTATTCAAGCGGCGGAGGGATCACCCGATACGGGAAGGGCGGGTTGAGTCTTGGGATCACCTCGTCCTTGATGGCCTCGTTTCGCTTGTTCGCAAGTTGCTCGGCTTTGTTCAGCCCGCGATTCGGATTGAGATCATTGGCATTCGGCGAGGGGACATTGATGCCTCCTCCGCCTCCTCCGCCCGCTTCCTGGATGCGCGGAGGTGGGAGTTTAATCCGCGAGCAGAGAACGCACGAGCAACTCATGTCGTCCAGAAGCGCCCCTCCAGTGAGCGGTTGTTGACGAACTCAAGGGCGGCATCGTAGCGGTCATTGAGGTCGCCGAGAATGGTATCAATAAGCATCTGACCCACGCCTCCAGCGAGGGGGGGGATGAGAAATCGAAGGGGCGCGGGTTCCTCGGTAACCGGGAGAAGGTTGGAGGCGTGATTCACGTTCCAGAATATATGCGACTGATGGAACGGAGACCATGTGTCGTCAGGTTCACTCCCGTGCTCCGCGCCGGGAGGGGAGACTAGGTAGAGAGTGCAGACGTGGAGGTCGTCGCGCCCATCGTCCTGCCAGTTGCCGCGAAGTCGCTCGATGGGATCCTGAGCCACCTTTGGCGTATATTTCTTCCGAATAGTGATGTAGGGAGACTCGCGGATCTCGACCCCGCCCGCGTAGACCACGTCGAACTGAGCGATGGTTCCCTCGCCCGCACCGAAGGACCACTCTGACGTTACGGATGGGCGCTCCTGACTGAGGCTCACCTCGACCGCACGCAAGAGGCGATCCTCACTGCGGTCCACGTTGTCGATCAACTCTCTTCTCCCTGTCGTGGTGCTGTAGGTGACGTTCGGAGGGGTTCCCACGCCCATTGCCAGAAAGAAAGGATGGACGGACTCGTAGTTCACGGTTCCGCCGGTCGATGTGGCATTGAGAGTCAGTCCTGTCGGATCAGAGTCAGGACCGAGTCGCCGCCATTCGCTAATAGGAATGCCCGGTTCCTCGCTCAGTCGCGCCCGCACCTGCGATGCCCCGACGAGGATGGACTCATCGTCTTTCGCGCGGAATTGGGTGATCTCCGGCGAATCATCGAGCGGCATCGTTACCTCGACCTCCCGTCCCGAGACGTAACCGGGCTTGATGTTCACCCGCCAGAGTGCGGTGTTATCATGCCATTCGAGCATCGGTTTCCACGGGTGTCTCCATCCGCCGTCGGCTCGACTTCCGCAGATGAGCGGACGGTTGCGGCGCAGTTCGTCGAATGCGGTATTCCAATCCTCATGGGGGATTGGGACGACCGGCTTGATGACTGCGGCTTTTGACGAGCGAAGGATCACTCCGAGGGGCGGGAGTCAAGCCGCCCAAAACAGATGCCGCCCCGGTATGCCCGCCTTCGCCCGACTCTGGATGTAGCGATGCCCGAGGTTGTGGTGGACGATTTGGATTTTCTCGCGCAGGATGCCCTTCTCCTCCCAGTAAAGCGCGGCGAGCGGGTAGACGGCGCGACCGAGCGAGGCGACCGAGCCACCCTCCGCGAAAGCCTCCGGCAGTGCGGTGACGTGCTCGATGAAGACGGTCTCGGGGGTGTCGGCAAAGGCAATCGGCGCAACGGGTCCGCCACTTGCTTCTGGGGTGATGAGGACGAGGGCGATATAGGTGATGGGGGTGCCATCGTGCTCGATCTCGATCTCGGGAACCTCAACCTCCATGCCCTCATCATCGACCCCCGTGATCCGCACGCCTGTGATGTAGGGAGAGACCCCATTCACCAGACCCGCACGGACGGTCGCGCTAGCGCCATCGCAGGAGACCTTGAAGGGGTGCGACCAAGGCCGAAAGGATGCGTCGGCATCGACGAGGGTGCCATTCGGACCCTGCGTCACGCGCACGCCTGGACCAGTGACAATCCCGGTTTTGGCGATGAATCGAAGGAGCGCCTTCCACTTGGGAAGGACGGAATCACCCTTTCTCGCGACGATGTCTTTAGGGACGTAGGACATCAGAGCTGAATCAGTTTATAGACCTTCTCGGGCCATCCACCGGGTTGCGAGAGCATGTATTCTTCGGTGATCTGGTAGACGCTTCCCCGCTGGCTGATCTTCGGCGGCATGACGATCCAGTTGCGACCGGACGGGGTGGGGAACCCACCGGGGAGCGACTCTTGAATAGATCCTATCCTGTTGAATAGTGATGCCGAGACATCGGACCTGACATAGGTGTGACGAAAAACGCTCGACAGAGAGAGGAATGTTTCAAGTCCAAACATCGGGTTTTTTATGCCCTTCGGTTCCTTCCCTGGAGCCGGTGGTCCAACAAAAGTGCTGCCACCGAGTCCGCGCTCATTGCTCTTTAGGAACTCGGGAAACTCGATCTTCTTTTCTTCCTTGTCGTAGCGCCCCTTGAAAACATTCTTGAGCAGTCGCCATTCAGGGTGCGCAAGGAGTGTCTCCTCCTTGAATGAGGAATCGTAGTCGTAGGTGTCTTCCTTGTCTTCAGGATCGCCGATCACCCCTTCGTATTGAACCTCAACCTGCAATCCCGCCCCCTCGATATCGGTCCACGAGCGACCGACCTCCTTCATTCCCTCGACCGGGGGGTCTTCCCCCACGACGAAGACTTCGGAAAGGTCTTCAACGAAATACGGAACCGTCCAAGTGACGACGCCATTTTCGTCCACCTCGCCCTTTTGACCGGGCATCTGAAATGATCTGCTCATATTAGACGAATTGAGTCATGGGTGCCATTACGCGAGTGTTGACCCCCATGGGCTTGAGTCGTGTGTTTTTCTCGATGGTGTCGAGAACCTTGTTGGTCTTGTCCTGCCCCTCCTTGATCTGCTTCTGCGTCTGCTCAGTCCTTGATGCCGACTCTGCGATCACCGCAAAGGCGGAGCGACCGGACAGGACATTGATCGCTTGAGACATGACCCCGTTGAGACTAGCTCCGCCGGTTCCCCCATTTCCGCCGGTTCCGCCGCTCCCCCCGAATGCTGTTGCTTCCCCATCGGTGCGGTTTCTTTCAGCGGTTGCCGCTCGTTGTTCAGCCTTGAGTTTGTCAGCCATCGTCTTGAACTGACCGAGCAATTCGTCCTGCTCCTTGCTTGAATCGAAGGTATTGCTGCCTTTATCGTATCCTGTCTTGAATGCCTCGGTGGCGGCTTCGATCTGCCCCGCGAGACCCTCGACGGCGGCATCAATAAGATCCTCCTTGGTGGGTTGCCCGTTCAGCCAATCATCGAAACTCCCCATGTCTGGAGGCTCGATCCCCGCACCCCCCCTGCCAGTGAGGGCATCCCAGATGCCCTTGGCGGATTCGCGAAGCCACCCGATGACCTTCATGGTGACCGAGAGGAGTTGCTCCCCGAAGACGGTCGCCATATTCCAAAACTCCTTAGCCAAGCCCGCCCAGAATGCGGGGTGGGCTAGGATTGCCATTATGGCGATGAAGCTCCGCCCTGCGGCGATCAAATACGCACCGAGTGCCATGCCTATCCCCGCCAGCATCCCGATGAGGTGGTTAGCGATCTCCTTGATCGCGATGATGAATGCCAACTTGAAGAGGTTGCCAAATTGTTCCCAACTTAGCGATGATAGGACCATCCCGATTGCCGTCACCTCTGAGACTGCGTCGGCTAGTAATTGACCGAACCTCGCGCCGAGCGGAACGAGTCCTTCCATGGCTTTTAGAGCAGCTTCCATCGCTGGCTTTAGCGCATCGACGAGAGGGTTGCCGAGCACCCGAAGGAATTCCGTCCACGCCGTTTTCATTCGCGAAACGATACCAGGAAGGGTCCGCCCCATCTTCTCCGCACCTCCGGCGAATCGCGCGAACGGACCTTGACCATCAGGCACCTGCGTAAACATGTCGAGAACGACATCCGCGCCGACCTTGCCCTCTTGAATCATCACGGAGAGTTCCGCACCCGTGACGCCGAGTTGCTGCTCAAGCGCCTTGAAGATTGGAATGCCCTTCTCCGCAATCTGCTGGCGAAGTTCTTCCATGGATGCCACGCCCTTCGCGGCGACCTGCGAGAGCGCCACGCCGAGGAGTTTCATGTCGCGAGTCGATAGACCCACGGATCCACCCACGTCGAGGATGCCCTTGTTGAGCTTCATCGCCTTGTCGGGATCAAAGCCAAAGGCCATGAACTTCCCGACGTTGTCCGCCATGTCTTCCAGCGTGACGCCGGTCTTGAGCGCGTCCTCACGGAGTTCGTTGAGCGCCCGGTTGCCAGCACCTCGGGATCCCGTCAGGATCTCGAAGCGCATCTGGAGTTTCTCGTGCTCGCCCGCCATGGCAATGCCTTGGGCGATGATCTTAGCCGCCCTGTATGCGGCGATACCCGCCGCGGCGGCGAGAACCGCAACCAGTGCCGCGGTGATCGCCGCAGCAGACCCGGCAATGCCAGCGGCGATGCCATTGCCAACCTTGCCACCCGCAGATCCGCCTCCGAACGATTTGTTCACGGCGTTTTGCGCATTTTGAAGACCCCTGCGGAACTTCGAAATGTCGAGGATCAGTTCGGCTGCGAGTGTGTTCGCCATTGCCTGAGTTGCCTGTCAAACCACCCTGAACCCGGCGCGCTTGGCTCCGCCCTTGAAGGCGGCGATGATTTTCTCGTTGTTCGATGCCTGTTTGCCAAGTGCCCACTTGAGGCGGCGCGGCATGACACCCACCCCTCCGGCGAACCGCACCCTGTTGTGAAAGTAGATGCGGATGCGGTCCTTCGTCACTTTGACCGAGGCGTCGGATGGAGGCGAGTGCCGACGGACGTAGGAAGGCCAATAGCGGTTGCGAGCCTGGAGGAGACTCGCCGCCTTGTTCCAGCCAGCGGCAAGCATCCCGACTGCCTTCTGGCGCTTTTTTATGTAGACGTTGAGCTTTTGCTTCGGCACAAGAACGCGCACCCCTCTCGCCCGCTTCTTCCCTTTCACTCGACCGGCGACTCGCGCGCGGGTGTGGATGACTGCAATCTGGTGCTCGCTGATCGTGGAGATCGAGCGGTTCTTCGATACCGGCACGCCGGAGAGCACCTTCTGAATGTTACCGGCGACCGTCTTCTCGCCGACCTTCTTCGCCGCCACGCCGCGCTTTGAGCGCCCCGCCGGAGGAGTGACATCGAACATTTTTTCGACGACGAGACGCGCCTGTTTGCGCATCACCTCCTCCGCCGGTTTGCGGGAGTGCTCCAGAATGGAGATGAGGGAGCGATTGAAGCGGGCGGAGTTGTTCAGCCTGACGGTCGTGGACACGTCAAGGGCGGGGAGTCAAGGTCAGAGCAACCCATCAAATCCACCCCCATCCTCCTCATTGTCCGTCTTCGCGATGCGCTCGGCGACAATCGTGGCTTCGGCGAGCCTTTCCTTGAGCGGTTTACCGAGAGGCACGGTCCATTGCCCGTTGGCTCGAAGGCAACAATGCTGGTAGGCGAGAGCGCGACCGAAGGGCAACTCCCACAAGACCCAATGCTCCACGTCAGGGGTTACGCGTCCCTTTGCCAATGTGTAGACGAATGCCGCCCACCACACCGGCTCGACTAGTTTCCCGGCGCGCCCTTGTCGGACTCGCCCGAATCGGACTTCGGAGCGACATCAACTGCCGCATCCTGCGCCATGGCGGAGATGCGGTTTATCTCACCCATGAGATCCTTCATCGTGTGGATGGGGAGGTCGAAGCCGAACTCCTCAACGCGCTCGCGCCATGTGTCCTTCCGCACTGCGGCGAGCACGTCAGCAATGGGTTGCGACTGCATCCAGAAAAAGACCTGAAGTTGCCACATCACGTCGTCGCTGAGTTCGTCGGACTCAGGCTTGTCGACGATGTTGCCATCCTCATCAAACTCGTCCCCTGACCCGCCGCCGAACATTGTAAGGCCGAACTTTTTGCAAAGCCCGAAACTCCCGAAGGTGAATGGGCGGATGGTGATCGCGACTCCGCTATTGAGGAGGATCTCGCGCGGACCTTCGATGAGTGAATCAAGTTGATCGTTTGCCATGGTGTGATTTGAGTTGAGTTTGAAATTGAGGTCACTTCCCAAGCGCTCGGAGGGCGCGCGCACGGTCCTCGGGCGTGGCGTTGGTCGGAATGGAGGCAGTTCGCCCACCATTGCGGACTACGACGTGCTGCGGAAGCGTCTTGATGGTCGCGAGCATCCGCCCATGGTGCCGGTGAGTGGCGCGGAGGTAGGAGATCGGGTGGTCGGGGTTCGCCTCGATCCAGTCCAAGTTGAGGAAACGGGAGCGGAATTCGTTGAAGTCAATTTCCTCGCTCTTTGCGGTGAGGGTGCCGTCCGCTTCGCGATGCGCCCAGACGAACTCGCGCTTCTGTGCGGCATTCATCACCCACGTCACGGTGCGCTCGATGGTGCCGTCAGGCTTTTCCTCGATGGCATCCATGAACGGATCCTTGATTCCCCATTCGAATCCGCAAGCGCGCGCGGCTGAGACGAGTCTGGTGTTGGGAGACTGATAAGGCGACATCGAGTCGCGGATGATCTCGATTTTCGTGCCGACGCCGAGGAGGGGGCTTTTATTGCTCATGTGATTTTGGGTTCTGGTCGCGGCATTTCAGCCGCTATGTGGTGAGTGATTCAACCTGCTGACCAGATCAGACAGTCGCGGATGGCCAATAGGTGCCGGAGATTTCCCAACTATTGAAGTCTTCGTTTTTCTCCATCTCCTTGACGTTGGTGATGATCCTGGTTCCAGCGCCATCATTAACGTCAGTAATGTCGCCAGACGATCCACCGTCCGATCCGATAACCAAGGCTACGGGCAAATCACCCGCGCCCTTCATCGAGAACTCGAAGGTGGGATTGAACGTCGCGGCAGCACCGAATCCCGAAGTACAATTCGTGACCATTGCCTCGTCGACCTTCTTTTCGTATTCAACGGATTGAAGGAGGGTGACGCCGGTCACGGACTGAATGCCAACATCTGTAAGATCAACTGCCATGGTATTGGGTGGAAAGGGTTAGTCGAGGTTAGTCGAGGGAAGAGAACTTCTTGCCGGTGATTTCGAAGTCGGGAAAGTCATCAGCGCTCTCGGTCTGCTTGGCGGAGGTAATCTTGAGCGTGCCGGAGGTGAATGCCCCGGCAGTCACGGCAGAGAGTTGGCAGTCACCCTTGCCCTTGATGGTCTGGGTGTTGGTGACGAGCTTTTTCGGGACCGCAATAACCACGGTGCCGGTCTCGTCCCGAACCACGGCGGTATCGACCGATTGGTCCGATTCGGCCTCGCTCGTGTAGCCCACGGTCGGGGTGGTGAGGTTGTAGGTGGTGTCGACTCCAACGTGTGCTGCCATAGTGTCGAATCTGAATTGTCAACCCTCCCCCCTGCGAGAGCCGAACATGAAATTAATGGTGGTGACCCATCGCCCGTTGTCGATGCCAGCGACCTCGTCGCGGATGAAAAGTCCGCTGAAGGCATCGCCGGTCACATCGGCGAAGGTGGCATCGAGATCTGTTGTGTCGTAACCCTCGATCAGGCTCCGCACGGAGGTCGCTACGGCGCGGTGATCAGCAAGGGCAAAGGTGAAGTCCTCCTCCTCGTCCTCGTGCGCATGTGGAGATGTCGCGATGGAGATCGCCATCTCGTTCTTGTAGAGGGCACCCACGACGTGGTCGCTGGACTGAAGGAAGCAGGAGATATGCTGCCCTGCGTTGGGAATGCGGTCTGCGGTAAGTCCGGTGTGGACCGGCACGACAATGCCCTCGTCCTCCAGCCACGTCTTGAATGCTTCTTCGGAGAGTGAGTTCATGGTGCGAGGACGATTTTGATGTAGGCGGAATCCACCTTGTTCGTCGGAGAGAGGATCTTGTAGACGATACCCCCGTAGGTGACTCGGTCGTTCTCCTGCGGAAACGGTCCCGCACCCGATGAAAAGGCGGCTCGGCGAATCTTGATGTTGAATGCGCCCTCGGGAAGAAGTCCCCCCTCCTGGAGGTCGACCTGCATGTCGGGTTCACCGATGATGCAGGGATATTGAGTGCCCTTCCAATAGCAGACCTGACCGATGTCGCCGAGGATCTCAATGGAGTCCTCCGAGAGCATTTCTTGAATGAGATTTGCCATCACGCTTCGTTGGTGGAGACCTGACCGTCCGAGGTCAGGGTCTTGAGCGGTTCGCCAGAAGGGGAGAATCCTGCGGGCCATCGGTAGCCGACGACGCGATCCGTGGAGAATGGTTTGATGTTCACGGCATCGGATTGATTGCCGCCGAGGACCATGACGTTTCCATATTGATCGCGCCCGGTGACGAACCCCACATGACCGTAGCCACCGGACTTCGATCCGCGCCAGAATACGACAACCGCACCGGGCATCGCCCTGCAGGGTTGCCCCCACGTTTCGTAAGATCGGGCCATCCCTGAACGGGTGGACTTGATACCCACGTCTTCGAGACACGCTGAGACGAACGAAGAGCACCAAGGGGTCTCGTCGTCATTCCAGAAAAGTTTCGCTCGCTCCGCATAGCCGAGGACTTTCGCGGAGTGCTTGGAACCGTGAATCTCGCTTACGCCGATCTCCTGACGAGCGCGGCGTAGCCAAACAGGCTCGTCGACAATCGCTGGCGGGGCGAGGTTTGAGGAGGGTGCCTTGAGGAGTTCTGCCTCGGTAATCGGTCCGACGTAGTCGCGAGGTGAGAGTCCTTTCGAGACCTTGAAGGCGATGAGGGCGGACTTGGTCTTGGGTCCGATGTCGCCATCAATTGGTCCCGGTTCAAACCCGTGAACTTTCAGTCGTGCCTGAATCTCTTTTGCGGTCATGCCCATCGTAAATGTCAATGAAAAGGCCCGAGGGATTTCTCCGCTCGGGCCTTCTGTAGTGAATCCGCTTGTGCAGGATCACTTCTTCTTCTTCGCCGCACGCTCCATTTCCGTGGAGGGCGAGACTTCGACGATGGACTCCTGTGCGGCGAACATCCTCTCGTCATCGGCGGCGGCTTGTTGGTCTCGCTCTTTCTGCTCCATCTCGGCGAGACCTTGATTGAGCTTCATTTGCTCTTCGATGCGCTCGGCTTCGAGCCGATCCGCCTCTACCTTGGCCTCGTAGGCAAGATCAGCGTCAGCCTTCGCCTTCGCCGCAGTCTCCTGCGATTCCGAACGGGATGCGTCCACCTCGTCTTTCTCGATCACCTTGAGGCTTTCCTCGTGGCGAGCCTTGTTTCGGGCGGGGGTATTCCGCTTATACCACACGGGCTTGCGGAGCATGCCTACGAATTCGTTGGTCTGGTCGAGTTCTGCCTCACGATAGGCGGCGAGGACACTGTCCGCGTCACCTGTTGCGAGGATCTTCATTTCGCCGTTTTTCCAGGCGAGTGCGATGCTGGTTTTTTCCATGGTCGTGGTTCCCTTGATATTCGTTAGGGTATCCGATTCGGGTTAGGAGGATGCGAGGATTCCGAGTTGCTTGAGCGCAAGGACGACATCACCGATGGTGTATGCCTTCGTGCCGGAGCCACCCGTGAAGGTGGAACCGGAAACAACCGCAGTGCCGGTCGCGGCGGTGAAACCGGTAGTGGTGCCAGTGGTGGACCGCTGAACCACGGGAGTGGTCCCGTGAAATCCAAGCTTTGCGGTTGCGGAACGTCCGAGCCTAAGTCCTTCTGCGTCTTCGTCGATATGAGTGAATGCCATGATGAAAAGTGGGGTTGGGGTAAGAAAAGAGGGGTGGGCGGATTACCACCCACCCCTCTGGTGATTCTGTGACTCCGATTACGCGGAGGCGATACGGGTAGCGTAGGCGGCGATGCCGACGGCGTGCCCGAAGAGGACGCTGAACTCGTAGCGGAGTTCGGTGCCGTCGTAGTATTCGCGGATCTGGATCGGAAGGCCCGAGCCGGGATCGACGATGTTTTCGACGTTGCCGAACCACGTTCCGGCGGGCGGCTCGACCACACCGCGAGCGGCGATGATCAGGCTTTGCTTGCCGCAAGCGAGACCGACAAGGTTCTCGGAGTTGGCAGGGATGGTCCCTGCATACTCAAGCACGTTGAACCCGTGAAGGCGCGGAAGTTGATGATCGCGGATCACACCCAGGCCGGAGGGTCCGTCGGATGCGGCGGTGATCGCATTGTCCTTCGCCAAGCTCGCCAGATAGGTGGGCTTGATGATGAGGGAGCGGGGCGACTTCGGCACCTTTGCAGTGCTGAGACCTTCGGCGAGATCGGCGACGGCATCGGCATCGAACGCACCAGCAGAGACGGTGGCGACACGGGTGAAACCGTTCGCATCCGTGACGCGGGTGAGGACCGAGTTGATGACGTAATCGACGAGCGCGGAGATCGCAGGGCGAACGAACAGGTCGGCGAGTTGAACGGGCGAGAAGGTGAGTTCAGTGTCCTTGAACCCGATGCTGACGCCTCGGTAGTTGTTCAAAGTCACGGAGCGTGCCGTGGTCGCCGAGTTGCCGGTCGCCTTCGAGCTATCGAAGTCCTGCGTCGAGGGCATGGTCGCGAAACGAGTCGTTACGGTCTCGCCCTTCGGCATTGCGTCGGAACTGAAGTCGGTGGTGAATGCCGAAAGCGGAATGCCTTCGGTCTTGAGGACATCGAGAGAGACCTGAGAGATTTTCGTCAGGTTCACCCCCGCAAGTGTGTTGGTAGCCATGGGTTACTTGGTTTGTGGGTTGGGTTTTCGTTAGTCCACATGCGCAGGTGCTGCGTATGCGGGGGTGAAATTCAGCCGCCGGAGAGGTGCTTGAGGTAGAAAGCGCGCTTCTCGTCGGCGTTGGTGATGGTGGAGCAATGCGCCCACTTCTGCGCGTCGGTCATCGATGCGAACTGCGACTGATCGGCGGAGCCGTCAGCCGAACCGGTGATGGCGGCAGGATCGGTGCCCGCACGAGCGGCGATCTCTGCGGCCTTCGCTTCGACCTGAGTGTCGAACTCGGCTTGCGCGGCTTGCGCGGCTTCGAGGGACGCTTCAAGTTCGGCGATCTGCGAGTTCGCAGTGGCGAGATCGGCTTGCGCAGCATTCAGATCGGCGACCATTGATTCAAAGGTCTGCGCGTTGCTCTCACATGCACCTTCCGCCGTGGCGAGTTCGGCAGTGAGAGACGCGACCTGTTCGGTCGAGGCGGCAAGGTTACCCTCCAATTCGCTCACGCGAAGAAGGGCAGAATCGAGTTCAGCCTTCTCGGGGGAGGCGACGGGCGGGGTTGGGGCAGGATTGCTCATTGCACTTTCTTGGTTGTCAACTGATGCCGTCGAGTAAGCGCCATCGATTCCGTTGACGATCTGATCGACAAGACCCTTCTCCTTCGCGTCCGCACCGTAGAAGACTTGGCCTTCCATGTAATCGGCAGAGACGGAGCGGTGATGATTCACGGTCGCTTTGAACTGCGCGTGGCACTCATCAACTCCCGCCTGGATGTGATCGTCCTGCTCCTTGGTCATTGCGGTGCCCATGGCTCCGGCGACCTTGTGCTTGCCGCCGCGAAAGATCCTCACGCTGAGACCCATCTTCTCGTAAGCGCCGGTCGCGTCGACGTGAGGGCGGATTACACCGATGGATCCGACAAGCGCGGACTCAGTGGTGGCAATGGTGGATGCCTGACTTCCGATCCAATAGGCGGCAGATGCCATGAGGGTGTCCGCAAACGCGACCGAAGTCTTGCCGGTGGCGTTGAACTCGCGGATGGCGTTGCCCACCTCGGGAGTGCCGACGACCATGCCGCCGGGGGAGTTGATGCGGAGGACGAGGCTCGTGATCGCAGGATTGGATGCCGCGCCCCTGATGAGGCTCGCCACCCTGACTGAATCGCACGCATTGAAATAGTAGCGGTCGAAGATATCGGGGTTGGGCATGATCGGTCCCTCGATGCGGAGGGTGCCGACGCCATCTTCATCCACGTCGATGCTCTCGTGGAACTGGCGCATGAACATCTCCATGCGCTCGCGATAGTTCTTCGGTTCGTCGTCGTCAGCCCGATCTTCGGCGCGAGCGGAGCGCTCAATCACGAGCGGATCGGGGAGCTTTGAAAAGTCGTAGGAGGCAAAGCGTTGGAACTCCTCTGGGGTGATTGCCCAGATTGAGTTTAAAAAGGTCGAGTTCTCCATGCCGAGGTGGGACTGTCAAACATAGCGGTGCCGCTATGCGCTCGGCTCAACGCCGATGAAGTCGGCAGGGCAGAATTCGCGGGCGGCGGCGACGAGATCTTCTCGGGTGTTCCAGTTCACCTCCTTGTGGACCTTGAAGGTTCTCCAATGGGATTCGGAGACGTGCCCCTGCCATCCGTCCTTGCGCAAAGCGGCGAAGGGGAGGAGTCGCACGAAGACCGCACCTCGGCGGCGCATCTCTTCGTATTCGTTCGGAAAGCGGAGGTCGTCGATGGCGATTCGCGGAGCGTGCTCGGCGCGCCGCAGGAGATGCTGAACCCACACGTCCTCGCCGATGAGGTTCCTCCCCCACTCGGTGCCGATGGTCTGGAGACCTTCGCGGAGAGACTTCCCGCAAAGGGCGGCGACGGGATCGCTCTTCTGGTTCGCGTTGCGCGCCGCCTTAACGGTGTCCGCACCCGCAACGACTGCCAGCATCTGGTAGAGCGGCGTGGCGAAGGAGAAGGTGGCGAAGTCGTCGATGTGGTTGCAGAAGGTGGACTTCCCGCCGAGGGCGGGACCGATGGCGACGACGATTTGCTGCTTTTTCATTGCGGGATCTATTCCCATCCACGCCATGTCACTCGGGATTCAGATTCACTTAGCCTTCCCTCCGCTCGGTGCGGTCCCGGCAGATCCACGGGAGATGGCCTTCGGTGAGTCGAAGTCGAAGAGTTGCTTCGGATCGACGCCGAGACGCTTGGCGATGTCCTCCACGTCCTTGATGAGTTGTCCCTTTCGCTCCATGCTCGTGAGGAAGTCGCCGCCCTGCTCCTCATAGGAGGTGGTGGGCAACTTGAGTCCCGCAGACACGTCGCGCCGATTGGCCTCGGAGTCGCGACCGGCATCCATGGTCACGTCGCGAGGAGGGGTGACAGAGATGCGCGACCAACCCTTGATGGGCGGAAGGTCACCCCGGTCGATGGCGGAGCCGATGACGTAGAACCACGACTGCTTTACGAGTCGGTTGGTGATTAGGTGCGTGCGGTTACGGAAACGGCGTTGAGCCTTCGCGAGGGCAACCCGCATCGCGGCGCTCCCGACATTTTCCGCAGATACGGAGAACTCGTAGGGAGATGCGCCGAGCATGGAGGCACGGTTCAGGTGCTCCAGAAAGCCGGTGAAAGTCGGGGATGGTCTCTTCGACTCGTAAGGGTCGAGCGACTCGTGCGGGAGGATGGCGACGAGCTTGCCTCCTGTGATCTTCTGGAGCGCCTTCGGATCGGTGGAGTCGTCGTCCTCCACATCGGTCGCTCCGGTCGCTGAGAAGTCGCCAGAGGTGTCCAGCTTGCCCTTCTCGGTCTTGAGGACGCGAGTGATGTCGGCGTTATCCTTCACTGCGTGCTTCTCCAGGGCGAGCAACTCGATCTCGTCGAGCATGTGATTGAGCGAATGAGTGAGCGTGGGAGGATGGCGATAGGCACTCGGCGACTCGGGGTCGAAGATGTGCATGACGAAGGCCATGGGGATGTTGCGGGTTTTCCCGTTGTCGAGGAGCACCTTGATCGCGATGGGGCGACCGCTCGGGTCGAGGCGGATGCCGTCCACCCATTTGTCCGCACTGCCCTCGGTGTCGTCGTCCATGAAGTTGCCCACCCGGTGGGTCTCAATCATCTGGAGGCGAGGTTCGCCGGAGAGTCGGTTGCGGGTCTTCACGACGAAGATCTCGCCGTCGGTGTCGATGGCTTGAGAGACGAGCTTTTGAATCTCAGTGAAGGAGAATCGCTCGGTGATGTCCGCGCGCTCGCTCCATTGCCGGAAGTATGCGGTCGCGTCCTTCAGCCATTGGCGGGATTCGACGAGCGGATAGGGCGAAAGTCCCTCGGGACCGATGCCGTAGAGGACATTGAGATCCCGCACCTCGCGCGGGAGTCCCGCGTTTTTCATCAGGTAACGAGAGCGCTTGACGATCTCCAGGCGACTGCCGCCGCCGAACTCGTGCTTGAAATCGGTGGGCGATGCGCCGGGAACCTGCGACCTGCGAGGCGAGCGGGTGGCGGCGTCGAAACTGCTGCCGTTGCCGGTCGCGAACGCGCCATCTTGCGGCGACTCACCGACGATGGCGGGAGCGGGAGTCTTGGCGATCCCGAAGAGAGATCCAATGTTCGAGAGGATGCTCATCGTGGGAAGCTGTAGGGGACTGCGGAGGTGGCAGTTTTATTATTGGTGCCGTAAGAGGTTGGGTCGAGCGTCTGGAGCGCCTTCTGGCAAGCCGCCATCTTCTTGTGGATGTCGTCGAGTCGCTGGCGGATGACCTGAGTCCCCGACTCGGAATAGCTCGCGATGACCTTCTTCAACTCAAGCTTGAGGATGGCGAAGATTTCCTCCACCTCCGCGAGCGTGAATCCAACGGTGTAGTCAGGAGTCTCGGATGCCATTGCCCGAACTCGCATGTCAAAACGCGAAGACCCCGGCATTGCTGCCGAGGTCTTGCGTCCAATCCAATGGTCCAATCCATTGGAAAATTTTAACGACTATCGTTTAGAAGAGTAGAGGTGAGCGCGGTGGGCGTCAAGGTAGTCCTCGATATCCCTAATCTTCTGGTTGATCTCCTGTCTGGCATCAACTGCCTTCCCCCATGCGTCAGGACCGGCGGGGTAATAGTCGCGGGCGTTGAACTCGATGCTCGCGAAGGAATCTATGAATCCTTGGAGGGTGTCGTCTGCGTCGTCGTAGTCTTCGATGAGGGTGGCGCGTCCGGTGCCGTTGAGGTGGACGAGGGGGAGGGTGAGGTCGGTGGTCATATCAGATAAAGTAATTGTCTTGGATGATTTTGATGATCTCCTCCTGAGTCTCGACGATCCACTCGGAACGCTCGATGATGGCGTGGAATTTGCCGTCAGCCATCTGCTCATACCACCAGAGGGTGTCCTTGCAGATGAAGAACAGGGATCCCTCCTCAATGTCGTTAAACATCCCGTCTCCGGTGATTTTCGCCGCATCCTGCGCGGTGACGGGTCCGACGTGGTTGGGGGTGGAGAAGGGTAGGCGATGCACCTCCGCATGCTTGTCGCCGTCGCGGAAGGTGGCACTCATACTGCCGGTGCAACGAGCGGTCGAGATCGCCTTAGTGACCGATTCGATGTCGGATCCGTCGAGGATCAGAAAGCCGTCAGCATGTAAGGGAGCGGAGACGGCGAAGGCTCCGTTTGGCTGGATGCACTCCAGCACGTCAGCACGGACGCAACCTTCGTCCTCGGGGATGAGCCAATACTGCTTCCAAGCTGCATCGACCCACCCCTGACGGGCAGTCTCGTCCAGGGCGGGATCTTCCGAGATCGTGCTCGCGATGATCGCGGCGTTTGCGTGCTCGCCGTCGGCGACGGCGGATTCGAAGTCGTTGTGGTCGTAGGTTGGGATGTAGGTGGTGTTTTCCATGCGCACATCCTGCCCCCGTTGTGCGCATCGGTCAAGGGGCGATTTGAATATTTCTTCAAATATTTTACGAATCGCCCTTCTCCGCATCCCCTTCCCCATCCGCCACCTGATCGCGACCTAGGAGTTTCATCATCACGAGGCCCGCAGTGCCCATGGTCTCGCAGTCGAAGAAGTGATTCGGGCGCTTGCCGATCTGCGTCCAGACCCACTTCCCACTCTTCGTCTTGATGCGTTGCTCGGAGTCCATCTGCTTCAGGAAGTCCTCGGGCACGTTGTCGGGCACCTCGTAGGTGACTCCTTCCTCGGGATCCTGATTCCGGCGGAGGCGGGCGAGGATGTCCTTGTTGTTGAGGTTCGAGAAATAATGCATCCGGCAGACGAGGCCATTGCCGAGATTGATCTTCCGCACCGGCGAGTAGAAGCGCTCGACGCGCCGGGTGCCCTCCTGCGGTCGTTTGGGATTGATCGGGACGGTGTGCGAGAAGGTGGAGCGTTGGTCGCCCATGAGCGCCGTCCATCCGTGCTTGGCACACTCCAGATAAACGCGCGCCGTGTCGTGACCGGCGTCAATGAAGACGAGGTGGTCCGCCACTTCCCACTTCTTCTGCAAGTCCTCGATGTCCTCCCAGACAAGGAGCGGACGATCCCCTTCGCGCCCACCTCCGCACCAGAGGAGTCTGGTGCTGCCGATGGACGAGAAAGAGGTGACGGTCGCAAAGAAGTGATCCCGCTGGCAGTCCACCTTCAGCATCCGCCCGCGAACGGGTGAGGATCCGGCGTGGCGCGAGTGAAGGCGGGCGGCGAGCAGGAACTCCTCCTCGGAGTCGAAGTCTTCGCGAACCGGGACCGGCGGGAAGGAATCGACGATAGATCCGTCCCGCAGGATAGAGCACTCCTCCGCCCATGGCTCGCCCTCCAGGTAGGTGGACCTGACGATCTCCATCTTGTAGTCCTCGTAGAGGTCGCGCCACGGGATCGCGAGACGCTTTTGATAGAAGATCTTGAGGAGCGAGAGGTCGCCCTTTCGCGCCGCCTCCTTCGCGGTGACATACAAGACTGCAAGCGTGCCGACGGGGGTGGATGCCATGCCGTTCCAGTGGAAGGACAGGTAGTCGGCGGGGGCGTGCGGATTCATGGCGACGAAGTTCGCGCCACGCTCGGGATCGTTCATCGCGCGACGGACGCGCAGTTCATTGGTGTTGTGTGAGTGTCCGCAGTGAGGGCAAACAATGCGTGCCGTGGCGTGGACCTCGTCATGCCGATAGGTGCCGTCGTCGTTCTTCGCCTCCTTCGACCACTCGACGTTCTCCCAGAGGTAAGGTTGCAGAATTTCACATTCCGAATTCAAGCACTTAAAGTTCCAGGTCTCCTGAGATCCGCCAATGAAAGAGCGGTCGGTGTCGTCGTTTTCCTCTCCAGCCTGAGACGAGAAGAAGACCTTCCCGAGCCATCCGAATGCGGTGACGCGCGCCTCGGCCTCGGCCATATGCCCCTGCGGCCATGACCATGTCTCGTCCCCGATGAGCCATCGGATCGAGCGGCGCTGAAGGTTCTTGATGTTGTGAGCACCGAGCACCCATGCGGTCATGCCGTTCAAGAAGGTGACCTTGTTCCGCTTCGATTTGTAGCGGTTCTTCCCGGTATCGCCGGGGAGGAGTTTCCGCACCTCGGGCGTGTTTCGCCAGAGGGGTTTCAGCCGCGACTCCAACTCGTCGCTCGCCTCCTCATCTTTCTGGTCGAGCCAGAGCATCGGACCCGGCAGGTTCGCGACGATGTGGCACGAGCCAATCTCGGATCCGAGAGTCTTCGACGCCTGGATACCGGCGACGATCTGAACCTTGCGGATGGTCACGTCGGTGAGCGCTTCGAGCGGGCGGCGAATCCACGGGGAGTTCACCGACCTGAATCCGCCGGGAGTCGGCGAATACGGAATCGCCTTCACGTTGTCCTCCGCCCATTGCCATGCGGGGCGGCGATCTGGAGGTCGCCACGAATCGCGCCACATGGCTCGGACTGTATCGCGACCGGATGGTGACTCACTCGACATCGTCATCCTCCTCCCGCTCCCCGACATCCTCGCGGTGGAGGAGTTCGCAAATCTCATCGACCACCCGCGCGTTCTCGGCGCGGATCCGCACAGCATCGAGTCCAGCGCAGACCGGCGGGAGTTCGTTCTCCAGTTTGTCTCGCATCAGTTTGATCGTCTCGGCGACGAGGGCGGCGATGCTCTCGCGCACGTCCTCCTTGTGCAGGTAGTCGCCCTTGATGACGGAAAGCTTGAACTCACGCTCCTCCGCACGGGCGCGTAGGTCTCGCTTCTTGAGCGACTCCATGTCCTCGCCGTCGTCGTCGCTTTCGATGGTGGTGCCCTCCTTCAATCCCTTGCGCCGAACGAACTCTCGCCATGCGACCACGTCGTAGTTCCCGTTGGTGCGGTTCGACGGAATTTCGGATGGATATTTCCGTCGCCAAAGTTGAATCGACCGGCGACTCACGCCAAGGATACCGGCGAGGGCGGAGACGGAGGCGACGTGGTCTGGGGTCTCGTTGGTCGTCGGCGACGGCGACTCATCCGCCGCCATCTGAGACATGAGATTCCGCTCCGGCGCTGAAAGGGGTTTCCGATCCTTGACCTTCTGCAAGATCCTCCCAAGGTCTGCTTGAAGGACTTTGCGAGCAAGATCTGGAGTGAGTGTTCCCGGTTTCGCCATTTCCGGCGACTTGACCGGGGTAGAGGCGGGTTTTCTCGACACCGATGACGACTTCCTCGGAGCGCGAGGGCGCGGTTGATTTTTTCTTACTGCCATGGCAACAAAGCGATCTGCGTCCTCACTTGAAATGAGGTTCAACATGGTGTGGAGGTCAATCCATGGTCCGACGCTGGAGGAGGAGCACGCATTCCATCCGGTGCGGAAGTGGCGGGCGGACTATGCCCATCACGACTCCCGCACGCTCATCGAGGTCGAGGGCGGCATCCACTCCTACGGTCGTCACAATCGGGCGAGCGGGTTCATCGCCGACTCCGAGAAATACCTCGAAGCCACGCTCCTCGGTTGGCGGGTCATCCGGCTGACGAAGGATCAAATCACGCCGGAGACACTCACGAGGATCAAGACCCTCATCGAGGGCGTGTCCTCGGGGTCGATCATGGAGATGCTCAACTGACGAGATCGACCGAGACGGAGGGATCCTCCAATCCGATTTCTTCGACGTAGTGACGGACGATCTCGCCGCCGATGTTGATTAGGGTTCGGGCGATCTTTTCGTTCGAAAGATCATCCCCCTCGGGGAGGCTGAAAAAGACCTCACGGTTCGGCTCGCCCGTGTCTCCGCCATCGACGACGAGGAAGCAATAGGTGCGGAAACCGGGCGGAGACACGAATGGAGCAAGGGGCTTATACATGCCCACATTATGCGCATTTAAGCGAAACCGTCAAGTCACACGCGAAGAGAAATTTTCGAGCAGTGCAAAGGATCCGCCCCGGCGCGCGGCGCGCGAATCATCCATGTCGATCTCCAATCCTAATTTTTCAGCCTCTTCTCGGGACCACACCACCCGTGCGAATTTCAGATTGTTCTGCTCGATCATACTGTCCCACCTTCCGCCATAAGAGGCTTGAAGTTCCATGTTCTCGGGGACTGATGCCATGTTAGAGATCCAGAACGGGAGCGACTTCGTGAATGCCCAAAATTGGACATCCGGCATCGATCTTGCAAACTCCATCCAGCCCAAGAAGTATTGCTCAGAAAAGAAGTCACCGGCAGTGTGGACCCTCACCCTCTTTGCTTTTTTTGGGAAGCACTCCGAAATTACGCTCGCCACTTCCCCGGCACTCTTTCCTCGAACGGCATCGAAGTTACACCAATATCTCGCCCGCACCGAGGGGTATCTCTCGCTCACGGCAGCATAGCATTTAAAGGTCTGCTTCGGGCCATTGGTCATGTGTCCAGTTTCCCTGTCCACCCGAGCGAGGCACTGCTCTGCACCAGGGCACGTCGTTCCAGACGGTATCGACCACGACCACGCTTTCGGGTCAAAGATGTAGCGATTAACTTTTGTGAATGCAGGCTTCAGACCGATGCCCGCGAATCAACCCGTCAACCACCGGCGCACTTGCGAAATGCGCACATCTCGATTTACACGTTCCGCACCGGGCGCGGGATGCCGTAGGGCAATTACCGCCTGAGATCAGCAGACGCGAAGCTGGTGGCAAGAAAGGCAAATCTGTGCGAATATCGGAAAACACATTATGCGTGTTTTTGCAACATGGCTGACGCGGAACCCTGCGAGTGAACGAGTTATGGAAGAGATTACTTGAATGGTGTGAATAGTCCGTATGGTATATATGGTGATTCTTTAGAATCTGGTGAATGTAATTCTGATAAGTCTGATGTTTATGGTATTTCGATGATGGATTCACCTATGGCATTTATTAATACGATTACCATAATTGCCATAGCGCCGATTTCGGCCTTCCCCCTTTGCCAGGCGCGAGCGTAAGCGGAAAATTTGCGGAATCCGCCCCCCCCCTCCGCCCCCCCCTCCCTAGCCACCCCCCCCCGCCAGGCGTCGAGCGTCGAGCGTCAGGCGTCGAGCGTCGAGCGTCAGGCGTCGAGCGTCGAGCGTCGAGCGTCGAGCGTCGAGCGTCGAGCGTCGAGCGTCGAGCGTCAGGCGTCGAGCGTCGAGCGTCGAGCGTCGAGCGTCGAGCGTCAGGCGTCGAGCGTCGAGCGTCGAGCGT